TGGTGCAGGATCATGGGCCACAGCTACGGGATTTAGCACGCATTCCGCTGCTGACGTTCTGGCGGCACTCGGCACCGGATCATGGGCAACATCGCTGGCCACTCAAGCAAGCGTCAACGCGGAAGCCGTGAAGACTGCGAACATCCAGACGCGACTGCCAGCGGCGTTGGAATCAGGCCGAATAGCAGCGAAACTGGACTCCACGCTCACTGGTCAGATTAACGACATCGAAACGGCTGTAAACGCAAATACAGGCTATTTAACGGCTTTGACGACAGTGTTTTCCGGGATCACATCCCTCGGGAACTGGCTTCGTCGAGCGTTCCGGAAGGATGCCGGTACCGCAGGAATGGCTACAGCCGAAACTGAGATCCAGACTGGCGGAACGGCTACCTATGTCGGGACCACTGACAATCTGGAAGCGATCAAGGATGCTGGAGGCGGAGGCGGAGGCGGTGGTGGCTCTGCGCCTTCCGTCGCAGATATTCGAGCCGGTTTATTCCATGCTGATGATCTCGCAAATCGACTCCGCGTGTCTGCCACTGGGGCAGTGAAACTGGACTCCGCTGGCGCTGGAGCACGGACAGTGACGATTACCATCAACGATGGTGCAACCACACTGCAAAACGCTCTCGTGCGTCTCACTGAGGGAGTCAATAGCTACACCGCACTCACGAATGCCAGTGGGGTGGCGGTATTCAACGTTGACGACGCAACGTGGACGGTGTCGATCACAAAGGTGGGGTATACCTATGGTGGAGCAACCTTGGTCATCAGTGCTGATGATTCCATCACTCTCAGTATGACAGAAAATTCTGTTACGCCGAGCGTCGGTGAATTCACTACAGGCTTTGGAATTGCTTATGATCAAGACGGTGTCGAAGAAGAATCAGTTTCCATCTATAGTGAATTGTATAGTGTCCCTTCAACAATTGATGGATTCTCATTCGACACTAGAGTCAAGACAACAGTATCAAATGTTTATGGGATGTTTGAAATCATTGGCCTTGCCAAAGGTTGCACATATCGAATCTGGCGTGGCTCTCGCAGAGATTCTCAAACGGTTGTCATCCCTTCTGATGCTGGTTCAACTTACCAACTTCCATCTATCATCGGACGTGAACAATAATGAGCACCCCAACTGCAAGCCCTGCCGACGACTCTTCCCCAGAAGACGATATGGCCTTCAACAAGGAAATCCTGAACGACCTAATGTTCAATTCGTTTACTTCAAGGAACGATTTGATCAAGAAGTTCATGGATCCTCGCCGCGATTACGATTCAGAATGTGGATACCCTGCCACAGAAAATATCACCGCCCAAACCTATCGTCACTTGTACGATCGCGATCCAATCGCGGCTCGAGTCGTCGACATCATGCCAGAAGAATGTTGGAAGACCCTCCCCGAAATCTATGAAGACGAAAACTCAGACAACGAAACCCCATTCGAACTGTCATGGAAAAACTTGAACTTCAATCTCAATGGTGGTTCAATGTATCGTCCGTTGGAGACACAAGGTTCCAACATCATGCGATACTTGAAGCGTCTTGACAAAGCGTCTCGCATTGGTTCGTTCGGCGTTCTTCTCATGGGTTTCAGTGACCTTGGTCCAAACGACTCAATGAGAAAGCCCGCACCAAACTTCGAGAACGATGCCTTTGAAGACGAGGAAAATTACGACTCAAGTGATTTCAGTGTCCCCGACGATAATCTCGGCGATTCACTTGACGACCAATACACTGACACCAAACCAATCACTGAAGAACTTCCAGCGGAAACTCCAATCCAGCTTCTGTATCTTCGTGTCTTCGATGAATCCCAAGTTCAAGTTGTTCGTTACGAAACCCGAAGGAACAGTGAACGATATGGTAAGCCCCTAATCTATCAGGTGACTTACAGCAACCTCAACGACCAGCCGCTCAACGGCATTGGTGTTTCTCTGCGATCAGAACAAGTCCATTGGTCACGAATTATCCACGTTGCCGACAATCCTCTTTCAAACGAAATCTTTGCTGAACCTGCCATGCGTCCAGTCTTCAACCGCTTGATTGACTGTACAAAGTTGTACGGCGGTTCCGCTGAGATGTATTGGAAAGGTGCATTCCCCGGTCTATCCCTTGAGATCGATCCAAAAGCCGTCGCTGACGTTGGCATTGATCAAGCTGCCATCAAGGAAGCAATGTGGAAATATTCAAACAGTCTTCAGCGATGGTTCTCTCTCACAGGTATCACCGCAAAGACCCTGACCACACAAGTAGTTGATCCGTCATCCCAGATCAATGTTCAGATCGAAGCAATCTGCATCAAGCTGCGAGTACCCAAGAGGATCTTCATGGGCTCTGAGCGTGGTGAACTTGCTTCATCACAGGACAAGTCATCTTGGAATGAAACTGTCATTGAACGAAACCAAAACCATTGCATCCCCTCAATCATTGTTGAATTCATCGACCGACAGATCAAGGTCGGCACGCTGGTTCCTCCAGCAGAATTCTATTCAATCAGTTGGGATGGAATCGATCTTTCTTCTCCAACCGAAAAGGCAACCTATGCAACTCAAGTCGTCACTGGCTTGTCGATGTATATTGGTGGTGGTGTCGACACATTGATCGAACCAATCGACGTTCTCACAAAGCTGTACGGCATGAAGGAGAAAACTGCTCAAAGCATTTTGGAGAACCGTTCCCGCACACTCGAAGATCAACGTGCTATGGAAGATGAATCCATGCTTGGTGATCCAAACGCCTTACCTCCCGAAGGAGAAGTTGACGCTGAAGGAAACCCAATTCCTCCAAGCCCAACCAATCCAACAGATCAGCTTCCTCCTCAGAAAACTGCTCCACCCGGAAGAACTACTCCGCTGAATGGTGCTCAGATCAGTTCTGTGAAAGACATTCTTCTAAGCGTATCTGCAGGAACAACTCATCCAGAAGTTGCAGTTGAGCTACTGCAGTCAGTTGGTCTTTCCCCAGAATCTGCCCTTCGCATGGCAACACTCTCCTCAGAACAAAGGATCACCGCTGATAAAGCAAAGAAGATGACTTCGAAAGTTGTAACCGAAAATAGAGCCAAGCTGCTCAGAGCACGTTCCATAATTTCAAACCATTTGAGGAACTAAACATGCCAAGGAAAAGACCTGATCCAACCCACGCTGAAATGGAAGCCACAAAGCTTCTAATAAAACGTGAGAACGAAGATCGGATGCGTTCAACGGAAGAACACGGCAGAGCGAAACCTTTCCGTAAAGATCGGATCATCTCCTCATCAAAGCGACACAATGGAAAACCAATTTAACCCAATGCTGGAGGATCCTTCCAGAACCGAATCCCTACGAAAGAAATTCTGCAAGGACATCTCAGATCGCTTTGACTTCGTTATAAGGCAGGTCAACGCATTGCTGACTTCAGAGAAAGTGTTCGGCGATACCCGCGAATCTCTCTCCCTGAACACGCGATGGAAGTTCCTTTCAAGTGAGCAAAAGCTGAACGAGTTCGAACGGTGGATCAAGACCCAACTGAAAAACTCGTTTGAACCCAAAACTGTAAACATTGATTGGTGGGCTCGCTATATTGAAGCTGCTCATGCAAAGGGGGCTGGTCGAACCTTCGATGAAGTAAACAAGAAACATTCAGCGAAGAGCCCAGCCCGCATGAATTGGTATAACGGGACACGTGACCAATTCCTTTCATCTGCATTCAATACACCAATCGCCATTGATCGCTTAAAGGTGCTTGCCTCACGAACATTCAAAGATCTGAAAGGGATTCAAGAGCAATCCATCAGAACTCTCACGCAAGTTCTAACCGATGGGCTTGTTCAAGGAAAAGGTATTCGCGTAATTGCAGCCGAGCTCAGAAAGAAACTGAATCTTTCAAAGCAACGTTCAATGGCGATTGCCCGCACTGAAATCATCAGAGCACACGCTGAAGGCCAATTGAATGCTCTTGAAGCAATGGGAATCGATCGTGTTGCGGTAAGCGTCGAATGGCAATCTGCAAAAGACGGAAGAGTTTGCCCACGCTGCAAATCAATGTCGGGCAAGGTCTTCTCAATCAAGCAAGCCAGAGGGATGATTCCTGCTCACACGAATTGCAGATGTGCGTTTGCTCCAATCCCACAAGGTAGCTCACCTAAGTCTGCAAAGATCCGAAAGAGAATCGAAGAGGGAATCCTGAAAATGAAGAAGGCAACCAAGCCCAAATAATCAGTTACTTTGAGGACAACTATGGCCAGACAGTTCACCGAAACACAACAAAGGATTGCCGATCTACTCGCTGATGGACAGCGTCACAGCTTTGACGAAGTAAAGGAGACAATCCCCGACCCACTAACATCTGACATCACAGTCCGTGTCCACGTGTTCAACATTCGAAAGATACTTGAACCACAAGGCCAATCAATAATCTGTGAGTTCTATCGCCGTCGATACTATTACCGATGGGTTCGATTGCTTAGTGATGCGTACAGCGGCCTGACCTAGAAAAACCGAATCTCCTATAACCCCAGCATTTCGCCTAAACGCTTGGGTAAATAGTGGGCTGTTCACACTATTATCAGATCGCCTTTCGAAGATATTCTTCTCCCCAGCAGAACACGGTGCCGTGCAAAATTTTACCCAACCAGAAGGGAATTCCTAGATGTGAAAAACTCTTCAATGATTCAAAAACCGTTCGCTTACCTTACCGCGAATCGCTGCGGGAATATCAGGAAAGAAGAACTTCATGGTCGTCCTCATTATGTTGTTCCAGTTTCGATGATCGTTCCCGGCGTATTAAACGGCTCAAGAGGAAGTCTGCTTTATCCGCCTGAAGAAATAGTCAAGAATCATTCTGCATGGAATGGAATGCCTCTTGTCGTTTATCACCCGTTCAGAGATGGTAAAGCAATCTCTGCTCGTGACCCCGGAGTTCTCAATGCAAGAGGCATTGGCACTGTTCTAAATTCGAGAGTCACTGAAAAGGGAATTCTTGCAGCGGAAGCTTGGATCGACATTGAACGTTGCAGGAAGATTGACAGCCGAATTATTTCGGCAATTGAACGTGGCGAACAAGTTGAATTGTCAACTGGCCTTTTCACAAGAAACGATCCTGCTCCAGCCGGAGCAACGTTCAACGGAAAGCCTTATGACAAGATTGCTCGTCGATACGTTCCCGATCATCTGGCGATCCTTCCTGATGAAGTTGGTGCTTGTTCGATCAGCGATGGTTGTGGTCTTGGAGTTACTGCGAACGCGAATGAAAAGCCGAAGCCGAATAACAATGACGATTTCCCCACTTACAACTGGTCACCAGAATCCCGTAAAGCTGCAATGCTGGCGAGACATCATGGTGGGGCAGCATTAAAGGCGGGAGCAAGAGCGGTTGGTCATCAACTGAAATCTTCTGCCAAGAATCTGATTGATCGTCTCAAGAAGAAAATTGGTCTCGGAAAGAAACCTGCAGCAAAGCCACCACAGCGACCCACTGCAAGATCTTCAATGAAACCGAAAACTGGAAAGGGAAAAGTCAAGACCTCTTCAAAACAAAGGTCTGTCGATCGCCTGAAGAAACTCCAAGCCAAGCTGAAAGCCCATCGTGACGCAAAGACTGCGAAGACTCAGAAAGAAAAGGTCAAGAAAACGGTAAGGGCTGCCAAGAAGACCAAGGCTAGTTCAAAGTCAACTTCAAAGCGTTCTGCCACTCAAGATCTAATCGCGAAGAAGAAAGGTTTCAAAGACCACGCCGATCGCAAGGCTTTTGAAAAGAGTTCGAAGAATCAGGATCGCAAAGAGGCAATGGCCAAAAAGAAATCTGCTGGAGCAAAAGCTTCAAAGGATCGAAAGACGGCTCGAGCTTCAAAGCTCCCAGCAAAAGACACAAGAACTCCGGCTGAACGTGTGAAGTCCTTAGTTGCGAAAGTCAAGAAGGCACACGAATCAGGTGACAAGAAAACGGCTCGCAAACTTTTGACGGGTCGAGGGAAATACTGAAACGTTTCACCGAGCGACCATTCTGGCTCGCTTGTTCATTACTTTTGATTGGAGAGCCAGAGATGGCAAAGTTGACTCCTGAAGATCGTCAGGAAATTGTTGAATCGCTGGTCGCGAATCAAATCATCACCGAAGATGGTAAGCCCGCGATCGAAGCCATGACCGATGTTGCTCTTCTGAATTTCGCAGACGCAACCCTCAACACTGAACCAGACGATGATGATGATGATGATGACGATATTGATGACGACGATTCTGGTTCTGATGAAACAGATGTCACCAATGAAGATGAAACCCCGACCGGCAACGGCGATGGGATGGTTTGCTCAAAGTGCGGTGCTTCCCACAACAAAAAGAAAGGTGAAAAGCCAATGACTGGGAATCGCGGTTCCGCAAGTCAACCAAAGCCACAGTCAAAGCCACAGTCGTTCGACGAGTGGATGAATTCAGCCCCCGCTGAAGTTCAGGAAGTTGTTGCTAATGCAGCAAACGTCATGAACGATCAGAAAGCTGAATTGATCAAGAAGTTGATCGACAACTCCGATCTCAACGATCGAGAGAAGAAGGGAATGGTTGCAAACCTTGCCGGTGAATCTCTCAACAAGCTGAAAGTCATGGTCAGTCTGATTCCGAAGAAGCCAGAACCCGTGGCCAACAATGGCAAAAATCGTATTGAACCCGGTAATCAGATCCCCGGCGTTTCAGCACGATTCAACTTCTCTGGTGCAGGCAACCCAACCATCAATAAGAAGACCACAGAAAGTCAGACCGGAATGCTGATTCCGCCGACCACGAATTGGGAAGAAGCTGCCAAAGCCCTGAAGTAAGTCTTCAGCCCAACCATCACTTTCGTTTCTGTTCGCTTCATCAAATACACATTCACTATTCAGGAGAGTATAAATGGCACGTGGTTCTGATATTATTGTTACTGCTGATCCCAAGGGTCGGTGGATTGAAGGAAAGCTGGACATTGGCATCACGCCAAAGCCTGGAACCATTCTTCAGATCAAGGCTTCATCTGGTATCGACAACAATGGTCGATTCACTTTTGAACTCTACAATGCTGATGCCGACGGTGGTCGTCCAAAGGGTCCATGGTTGATCCTTGACATGGATTCTCTTCGTGGCATCAATCAAACCACGGCTTACGCTGCGGGTGATGCTGTTCGCTGCTACGTTCCAATGCCCGGCGAAGAATTCAATCTTCTCCTCGCAGATATTTCAGGTACGGCAGACGACCACACGAAAGGTGAAATGCTGATCGTCGATGACACGACCGGCCTTCTCATCGCAACGACTGGTTCTCCAGAAACTGAACCGTTCCAGTTGCTCGAAACCATCATTGACCCAACCGCCAACCAGTTGGTTCACGTGATCTTCACTGGTTATTAAAATCCTCATCGCGGAATCTCCGCTCGTTCAACCCTTCAACCCAATTACTCTGTTTCCGCTTTAAGGAGTTTCAACCTTGTTTACAGACTTTGTACTCAACAGTCTCAACCCCGGAGAAGTCGGCGTCGATTTCACGACACCCGGCGTTCGGTATGAGACTGGTCTCCGTCGTCAGTACATCGACCTTGATGGTCGAAAAAAGTGTACTGTCAACACTGGCCGAACCAAGTTCAACCCAAAGTCGAATTTGTTTGAACCAGTCTACGAAGAAGTTCTTGTCAAGGATCTTCGTGATCGTGACATCGATCTTCCGGTCATCAACTCGACGACCCTCCGAAAGGATGAATGGATTCAACTCGATCGTCAGGTTCATCGTGCGTATCGCCAGCGATTACGTGCATGGACCGACCTGATGGCAGCTTCACAGATCGGCGGTTTCAACGCGATGGGCAAGATGGTCCTCGAATATGAAACTGAATCTGATGGTGGTGAAGCTCAGGTTGACATGGACGGAATGACCGAAGGTCGTGGTGATTCGACTCGCTTCCAGCTTGAAGGAACTCCACTTCCAATCACTCACTCTGACTTCTGGTTTTCTCAGCGTCGTCTGACAATCTCCCGAAACTCAGGTGTTGGTCTGGATGTTCGTCAGGCAGAACGTGCCGGTCGAAGAATCGCTGAAAAGATCGAAAAGACCTTGATCGGCATGGTCACTGGCGTCACCTATGGTGCAGCCACGGAATACAGCCGAGCTCCAACCGTCTACGGTTACACCAACTTCCCTGAACGAGCCACGTACACTTCGGTGACTGCTCCTTCCGGTGGTGGCTGGAAACCATCTGACACGGTCGGTCAAGTTCTGGCAATGCGTGACCTTCTCTATGATGCAGGTTGCTATGGTCCATACATGCTGTACCACAGCAAGGACTGGGATCGCTACCTTGACAATGACTATTATGCTCTGGCCACGAGTGGTATGACCTCTCCCAACCAGACATTACGTCAGCGTCTTCAGTCCATCGAGAACATCAGTTCGGTTCGTCGTCTCGACTTCTTCACTTCAACGTTCAATCTGCTCTTGGTCCAGATGACCAGCGACGTTGCTCAGGCCATCAATGGTATGGAACCGACGACTGTTCAGTGGGAATCACAGGGCGGAATGCGAGTCAACTTCAAAGTGCTCGCAATCCAAGTGCCTCGCTTGCTGGCAGACTTCAACGGGAACTGTGGTATCTGTCACGGAACGACATCATAGTTCTTCACAATCAGTTTCCCTCCCAGTTGTAATCCAACTGGTCAGACTGGGGGTTGAGTTGTCCTCCTCAGCCCCCAGTCATTTTCTTTTCTCTTTTGATAAACATGCACTAAGGAGCAAACTCAATGGCTGTTTCAAAGTGGAAACTTCTTCGTGGAAAGCACGCCTTTTCGCGAAGCACCGATCCCAACAATCCTGAATCTCAAGAACTTGTAGTCTACGTTCCCGGCGACACATTCGAATCCGAACAAGATCTTTCAAAGCACAACTCCCCCGGCTCACTGAAGTTTGAACGGTTGCTCGACACCGCTCGAGTCAAATACAAACTCCCCCCCGGAATCATCGCTGACTCAAACGCTGCCAAGGTACAGGCCGCTGCGACCTCTGGTTTCAAAGACGGCAACAATCCGCTGAACCTTGAACCACTGGCTCTTCCAAAACTCGGTGTTCCTTTCCCTCAGGAACAAATTCCCTCTGAGGAAAGTGAAGCCGACACTGAAGACGATGCTGAAGGTGATGAATCAGATCCAACGAAGGACACGACTGAACTCGAGAACATGACCGTCGACCAGTTGAAGAAGCTGGCTGAAGAATGCGAAGTTGATCTCGGCTCTGCAAAACTCAAAGCTGAAATCATCAAGACATTGGTTGCTGCAGGCATCTAAGTTTGCACGTCGGTCGACACACATAACCGACCCACATAACGAGGAAAACCAACTGATCAGAGATTTGTTAGTAAGTCCCTGATCAGTTTTTATAAGAGGACAAAGCTGTGCCAATCAGAACAACTGAAGATTTAGTAAGGGACATAATCAGCACAGATATAGACATCGATGTCAACCCGTTCATCAGAGCAGCCAGTGTTCTAGTGAATAAGATCTCGTCAAACGATTACACAGGACTGTTGGACGCCAATGATCTGAAGGAGATTGAAACATGGCTTGCAGCCCACTTGTACGCTCACCGCGATCAACTCCTAACTTCAAAGTCAACATCCGGTGCATCAGGAAGCTTTCAGGGTCAATTCGGAATGCTGTTCGAATCGACACAATATGGGCAAACAGCTATGTTGTTGGATATCACGATGTATTTGGCAAAACTCCAGCAACAAATCAAAGATGGTGGGAAGAAGACCCTTGGAATGGTTTGGATTGGTTCGACTGAACAGGAGTATGAATCCTACACTTCAATCTATCGTGAGATGTGGTCATGAAGGCTCGCCCCTGCATTCACAATCCTGTCACTAATCGCTTCGACACTTGCCCACCACAAACCGCAACCCACATTCACTTGCTGATGCATGGACATTTCCATGAACAGTACATCAAGGTGAACACCCCCGGTATGCATCCAATGTGGACATGGAATATGGACGTTGAAAAGCCAACACTTTCACCAAGTATCCTGACCACCAGTTACTACACAAAGAAAGACCCGGACGGAACCAGCCACCGCGTCGACATGAAGTGTCACACTTTCATCCGCGGAGGATTAGTTGAATACCTTACTGACTGTACTCATGAATTCGCTGGCAAGACATTACCACTGAGAGACCACCCACCGGAAAATTCCAATGTCGAGAGTTGAGCGTGTTGAAAAGAAACTGAAAGCTGTCTTGTGGGTGAAAGCTGGCGTCGACGACTACAACCAAGTCACGGTCTCTTCCCCAGTAGAGATAGACGTGGAGTGGCCAACCCTCACTCGCGTGTCTGGTGAATCCCAAAACTCAAACGAATCGAAACCAGACACAATCATCACGAACTCCTCAATGGTTCTTGGTTCTATTCTATGGCGTGGGAATCTTCGTGATCTTCCATCACCCGCAGTGAACCTTGAACTGTATCAAATCACAACATCCTCTGTTACTCCAGACATCAAGCAACGTGCCCGACGTTATTCATCAAACCTTACCCGCTTCACAGACACACTTCCAACAAACGTTTAATGAGAGGTTCTACAATGAACAAGGACATGGTTTTCAGTATCATCCGACACGTAATGACTATTCTTGGTGGTGCCGCTGTTTCAGCCGGAATCACTGATGAAGGAACTGCCACGGCAATCGTTGGCGGAACCATTGCATTGATCGGTGTCATCTGGGGAATTGTTGACAAGACAGGAAGGGGCTGAACCTGCCATGTGGCCACAAATCGCTGAAATTTCAATCCAATTACCCAACCCGCAAACCCTGCTGAAATATGCTTTGTTTGCTGGCTCTCTGCTGGCCCTTGCAAGCTTCGCTGCCATTCCGGCAGTAAAAACCACGCTTGGCTACTTGCAAGCCCTTAAAACGCAAGCCAGAGCCCTTAAAACGCAAAATCCGAAGCCCCACGAAACCCAATTACCAACCAACCCCGAAAACCCCGCAAACCCGATCGGCAATGCTGGCAACCCACAAGCTGCAGCATATGCTCTGATGATTGTTCAGAACTGTACAACCGCACCAGCGGAAATCCAGATTTCTTACATCCTCAAGGGTCTGGGTGAACTCGAAGTTTTGCACGCTGAAGTTGATCGCTTGAACGAAGCCCTGAGCCGCAACAAAATCGCAACCTCAAGGACTATGTTCGACAAACAAACTTCAGATGACAACAAGGAACCAAAATGACCCGAACACAACTGATCGGAACCATCGCTGGTATCGCGGCGTTGATCGGTTCATTGCTGATCAATACCAACGACAACAAACCAAACCCCAAACCTGATCCAGACCCAATCTCGAGCGAGGTTGTTTCAAAAGCGTTCGATGACTACGAACGACTGTGGATCAAACACAATCATGACACCGCTGATCTCATCGATTCAGGAGGACTGAAAACTGAAACAGAAGTGTGGAACCACTTGGCTACTGGTCAAGAGGCAATGCGAAAAGTTGCCTTTGACACCATCGCTTCAAATGAAAAGAAAGCGTTTGAAACCAATGGTGGCTATGACCTGAAACTTCATTCCAAGATTCTGAAGGAATACAAGTGAGCAACTTCGCTGTTAACAATTGTCGTCTCGACCTTGAGAACAGGATGTTCCTGTACAACCTGCCTCAAGCCCCAATGAAAACTGCAGAGTGGTCAGCGTTCAGTCGCCCTGCAGAAGTTGATATTTCATGGCACCGAACAGAAAACCAAGGTCAGATTGGTTCATGTCAGGGTCATGCTCTTTCAAGTGGACTTGAACGTCTGGCCTTCGTTAAAGGCGAACGTGTTCAACTGTCAGAAATCTTTGCATATCTCGCAACCCAAAAGATTGACGGATTGCTTGGACGTGACAGTGGATCAACAATTTCCGGCGGAGGAAAGATTGGTGTTGGTGTTGGTTGTCCGAAAGAAGAACTCACCGGATATCCAAGTTCATACCCCGGTCAAATGGATCGAGCAAGGATCCTTTCCTCAGAAAACTATGAGGCAGCAAAAGCTTACCGTGCAAAGTCAATCTGGCAAGTTCCTCAAGACCATGATGAATGCCTTGACTACATTGGTGGTGGTGGCTTCTTCTCGTTTGGCATTTCATGGTATTCCGGACTGATCCCGAAAGACCGAATCGTCAGAAAGTTTGCTCCAGCTTCAAACAGGATCCTTGGTGGTCATGCTATGTGCGTTCTTGGCTATGACAAAGATGGAAATCTTCGTGCCGCGAATTCACATGCTGACGGCCCATACCTAATCACTCCAGAAGCTTGGAGACAAATGCTCCAGCACAGAAACACCGCCGCAATTGGTTTGATGGGGAATCAAGAAGCCACTCCAGTAGATTGGTATTCAAATTCCCCTTACTTCAAGTAAAGGAACAAATCCCATGAGATTCAAAAATTTGTTACTGTTCATTCTTGTTGCTTCTGTCTCGATGATCGGCTGTTCGTGTATCACTCCCGTCGACACTAATCTGACAAAAACCAAGGATGAAACACTGACCAAGATTCAGGATGCAGCGTTCGCACGAGCTCTGAAAGAAACTCAACTGGCGATTCAAGCTGACACGAAAGCAGGTTTCCATGAGCAGAAAGAAATCCTTGCTCGCATTGAAGAAGCGGTCACTAATCTCCAGCCGAAACCTGAACCTGAACCTAAAGCCGAAGAACCGATCCCTAGTAAAGAGGTTCAAGAACCAGAACCGCTGAAACAACCGGATCCACCAAAGCCCGTCATCAGAACCATAATCACTGAATCAATCGTCGAAAGACTTCCCGGTCCCAGATGGAATTGGGAAGGTAATTGGAACGTGTCAACGACAGAAGCTGAAAGGCATCTCAAAGAACATGGCATCGTAGTCAACAACCTATCGATGAAGGAAATGGAAATCCTCCACGACAATGCTCACAACAGTTCAACCAAGGCTTCGAAAACAGTTTCAAGGGCTTCGCCTGTCAGAACCTATTCAACACCGAAACAACAGCGATACTCAACAAGGCGAAGCGGACGATCCAGATTCTTCTATTCATCCTGCCCCGGCGGAGTGTGCCCGAACTGAGCTCTGAAGGAGTTTCAATTGCTGGATCGTGAAATCAACATCTCTCCCGTACTGTTCAAGGTGCTGAGCTCTTTGCTCAGTACGGGAAAGATCGAGCATGAAGAAAATCTTCTTGACCTGTCTCCTGTCCAGACTATAACAATCTCCAAAGGAAAAGTTACTCTGGATCCTCCCGCAAAGGTCTCAGCCAAAATTGCGGGCATTCGAATCCTCACAACAATCTCCGAGATCACCAAGTCTGGATCTGGCATAAACATCAACATCAATAACTCTCCGATAGACTTGGAGCTCAAGCCTAAATGAATCCAGACTGGACTGGTCTAAGAATTTCCTGTTATGAAGTTCACAATTGCTCCCAGAGCCTTTATGCTTCAACCAGAAATCCAAGGCTAAGATCTTCCATTGACAAGAAGCAAAAGAAGATCCAGCGAATCGTCGACATAGCAAAGGAGGTTTATGATCCGTCTCAAACCCCTCAACAATTTGTGGAAGCCATCTTGATTTATATGTCTCCATGGATTTTACGTTTTCTCATCTCGATGTTTGAACGTTCGATCATCGACTGGCTCAAGAATAGGATATACCCAAACAATGCAGCTTGAAGAAGGATCATTGAAACTGTTGCTACATTGGTTCAAAGGTCAGCCATTCAGCAACGTGATAAGTTTCATGCAACTCGCCTTGATTGCAGGCGGCCTCTACTATGGAACTACACTGTTAATTCCGGAAGAGAGGAAAGCAATCAGTGAACTGGTCCTGAAACAGGAGTCAGAACAAACCAAGCAGATTGAAAGAGTTGTTAACTCATTCGAGAAAGCTTTGGACAGAATGTCACTCAGATCAACGGTGGACTCAAGACATGGTAAGGATCAGTAAATCAGGGAGTATCGCAAGAACTCTCAGGAAGCTGGCTCAACAACGTCCAGATGTGACTGTCGTGGTCTCGTACTCTGCTGAGTATGCAGTTCACGTACACGAAAATCTGGACATGTCTCATCCAAACGGCGGGCAGGCGAAGTTCTTGGAACAACCTGCCCGCGAGATGAGAAAGGAACTCCAACAGGGACTAAGGGAGGATGTTAAGCGGGGAATGTCAGTTGAGGCCGCTCTCTACAAAGCCGGATTGAAGCTTCAGGCAGCGTCTCAGAAATTGGTTCCCGTTGATACTGGTATTTTAAGGGCAAGTGCTCAAACGACGTTGGAGAAGAAATGAATCTACCACACACCCCTGCCGATATTCTTCGTTATGCGTTGATCGCATCCTCTGGCGGTTCTCTTCCCTCAGTAAATGGTGTCTGGCCGATCTACATTAGCAATGAACCTGATCTGCCAGACAACTGCATCACGATCTATGACACAGCAGGAAAATTCCAAGGTCGGATTCAAGTCACAGGTGAGATGGTCGAATATCCCGGCATTCAAATCAGAGTGCGAGGCATTGATCATCAAACCGCGAGAACACGAGCCCTTTTAATTGAAAACATTCTGGACACTGTCTTCAGAAGAACACTGGTGACGATTGGTTTGAACACTTACATGGTTGAAGCCGTTACCAGAACATCACAAACAATCGACGCAGGAAAGGCTGTCAGTCAGTCCAAGCGTCACTTGTTCACTTTGAACGCTGTTCTAACCCTCACAATGATCTAAGGAAATTGAAATGACGGCACCAGTAGCCACAAACAGAACTACTCCCTCAGGTAAGTTCTTCAAAGACGGTTATCGAACCCTGATTACGTTCGCAGCGAATGCGAGCATCCAGCTTTGGGAGAAGTCTGTCAAGCCTCCGGGACTTGATGGCGGTGAAGCAATCGACGTGACCACGATGCACAACATCGAATGGCGAACGAAAGCTTTCCAGACTCTCAAGGAACTGACTGAGTCTACCATGACTGTAGGTTATAAGGGAACAGCCTATGCTCAGGTCAAAGCCCTGATCAATGTTGAAACCACAGTCACAATCACATTCCCGAACGGTTCCAAGATTGCCTTCTTCGGCGGTCTTCGTTCATTCGAAGCAGGTGACCAGTCCATCGGCGAAATGCCTGAAGGAACTGTCACGATCACTCCAACGATGCGTGACCTGACGACTGGCATTGAAGAAAGCTTCGTCTACACAGCCGCAAGCGGAACAGGTACTTAGTCCATCTAATGTAATTTCATTTCTATTCACCGATATGTTTGGAGCGAAACAATGTCACAAGCTGAAACCCTTGTATTTGAAGAAGACTCATCCGGTCCTGTTGTGGTCCCCGTCATTATTGCTGGGGAGAAGTTCGAGATTCGTGAAGCGAACGGCGATGCGGCGTGCCACTATCGCAACGCGATTCTCGACCGAACCACAATGGGGCCGGATGGTCGACCTACAGCGATGAAAAATCTCGCTGACGTTGAACCGATTCTCGTTTCCCTGTGTCTGTACCACGCTGAAGGCCCTCAGGCCGGAAAGCGAGTACACATTGACCACGTTCGAAACCAGTTCAAGCCTAAGACCATCACAGGTCTTGCGGTGAAGATCAAGGAGATCAGTGAACTGGACAACGAAGAAGAAACGATTGAGTCGATTGACAAGGAAATCGCCCGACTGGAAGAGCGTAAGAAGAAACTGATTGAAGATCAGGATCGACTAAAAAACGCTCAGAAGTCTACGGACCTTGGATAGAGGTAGCAGCTCTATTCGGACTTCTTCCCAGTGAAGTTCGTAGACGTATGTCCGTCAGGGAATTCCGTGTAATCAGAGAGTGGATGAGGGGCGAATGGAATCGTCCTTCTCGCTCTGATCATTACATGATGCAATTAGCCCTGATACAAGCTCAGAGAGGCGGCTCGAAGAAGACCAATGTATCCGACATGAAGATTGAATTCAAATCTCCAAAGCCGGTCATACAACGGAAGCTGACTCGAAAAGAGCTTGACGAAATGTCAGATGAATCCCTACAGCTATGGATCGCCAGACTCGGCGGAAAGAAAGACCAATGACAGGCACAGAAGTAGAACGTCTGGTCGTCAGTCTGGTTGGAGATGGAAGCAGCTATCGCTCAATGATGCAGCAGGCTGCTTCCTACTCTCAAAAGACTGCCACACAGATTGAACGTCACGCAAGTACAATCCAAAGTCTGACTTCAAAGGTGAAGGGATACGCTGCTTCAGCCGCTTCAGCTCTGAGTGGACTTGTTAATAAAGCCGGAGCCGTTACAGCAATGGGGCTCGGTTCTGTCGGAGCAGGTGCCGCAGCGGGATTGATGGGAGTCGGTGGGATTGCTGGCGGTATCGCAGGTGGTGGATATGCGATGAAGCTCGCCGCAGAAGCTGAACAATCAGCTATCTCATTTGAGGTCATGTTGGGTTCAGCAAGTGCTGCCAAGAAGATGCTGGCAGAACTGAATGACTTTGCAGCGAAAACACCATTTGAGATGCCTGGGCTTCGCTCTGCTGCTCAGATGATGTTGAACTTCGGAGTCGCTCAAAACAAGATCATGCCAACGCTGAAAGCCCTCGGAGACGTTGCAGCAGGTGACCAGAATAAACTCAACGGACTTGCCTACGCCTACTCACAGACACAGGCAGCAGGACGCCTGATGGGTCAGGACCTGTTGCAGATGATCAATTGGGGATTCAATCCTCTTCAGGAAATGGCACGGACCTCCGGCAAGAGCCTTGCTCAACTGAAAACTGAAATGGAAGCTGGTCGAATCTCTGCCCAAATGGTTGAGCAAGCCTTCATCTCAGCAAGTGGACCCGGCGGGAAATTCTTCAATATGATGGAGAAGCAATCGAATACTGTATTCGGTCTTTGGTCAACTCTTGCTGACACTATAAAACTAGAAGTCACCAAGATGGGTGCAGTGTTAATTGAAAAACTTGACATTAGAAGTACATTGAAAAGTGTCATTAAGACAGTTGAAGTGTGGGGGCCAGTCATTAGCAACGCTTTTGGAAATGTTATTAGATGGATTGTCCCTAAGGTGATGTGGGGACTGAATATGATTTCTGACTTATTCCAAACATACATCTCCCCACTTCTTTCCGGTATCTATTCAGTCGCCTCTTCAACAATTGGAGCTGTAACCCCGATTCTTCAAGACGCTTTCTCGACAATCCGACGTGAAGTTGGATCAGTAATTCCTTATCTCACAAGCTTCTGGAATACCATTGTGAGTGTCGGGGCTTCTATTGCCGAATGGGTTGTAGATAACGCTGATTTTCTAGTTCTATGGGCTGGAATTGCAGCGGCTGTGAAGTTAGCTGTTATTGGGTTCACCTCTGCAAGTGCTGTCATCGCAGGGTTGATTCCAATCCTTGCCGCAGTATTTAGCCCTCTTGGATTGATCATTGCTGGCATCACAGCCGCAGCTTATGGATTGAATAAATTCACCAATATCGGGGCATGGGCTGCAAATCAACTTCAATCTGCGTTTAAATTCATCGGGGATCAATTTCTCTTAGTAGTAGACCTCATTAAGAATGGTGAATTTGAATTAGCTTGGAAAGTTATCACCACTTCAGTGAGTTACCTTTGGACTTCGATGCTTGTGGATATTGAATCCGGGTGGATCAAGACAAAATCATTCATCGCTAGTGTATGGATAGGATTACAATCGGCACTTGGTGAAACATTTGACAAGATGGTAGTGAATATCATTGAATCAATGAACTGGCTGATTGAAAGCTTCAACGCGGTGATGCCGGATAAGTGGAAGATGCCTACCATCGACGCTACTGCTGCGAATAAGACACTAGAGGAAACTCGAAAATATTATCGTGATCTTCAAGCTGAAAATGAGGTCATGCGAGAAGAGGCCCTCAAAAAGGCTTCTGCCCCCGGTGAAGCTGCACGTAAAGCTTGGGAAGACGCTCAGAAAGCTGCAAAGAATGCAGTTGATAATCGTAAAGTCGGAGGTACTGGAATATTCGGATTCGCACAAATGGGAACCGATATATGGGACGAATATGTTGCTCCGATCATTTCCCCAGCAACATTTGATAGAGCAACTGAAACCGGAATGAAGATGGGGGAAGCTTTCACAAGTGGGGTCAAAGGAGCTGTGGGGGCTATCGATGCAGTCGCTGCCGGAACCACGAAGGCTTATGATGTCATTGCGGCTTATCGTGACAAAATGACAATCCAGACTCCGAAGAATCCAAACGCGAACAGTGCCGACAACAAACCTCTGTTTGAGACTATGGTTGAGAATCTAACTGAACTTGTTGCCCAAGGTCGTGAGAAGGGCAAAGGCTTCTTTGACATGATTGGCATTTCGAATATCGGGGGAGCATAATGACGGCAACAGTGAAGACAGGCATCAGAGTTTGGGAAGGTGAGCGTGATGATGAAGGACATAGAACCTTCACGGTTACCCACCTTGTTGAAACGTCAAGCAAGAATGACGGTCCATATACAGTGATGATGGCGTCAGGATTGCCTGCAGTAGGCTCAACGTGGAATTTCGGAAACGACAATGACACTTGGGCATTCTGCTATCCTTATATGAAAATCAGTCGAGCCCCTGAAATCAAAGAAGGAGAGTGGGTCAGGTTTTGGAGAGTCGATCAGAAGTTTTCAACAAAGCCTCTCAGTCGATGCCAAACCTCAACTATATCTGATCCACTCAGCGAGCCTCAACAGCTTAGCGGATCATTCACGAAATACACCAAAGAGGCGACCTACAACCGTTTTGGTGCAGTCATTCGTTCATCCTCATGGGAGCCGTTTCAGGGACAACAGGTTGAATTCGATGCAAACAGGCCGACAGTCAAGATTGGACAGAATGTAACCTCCCTTGGGCTGTCGACGTTTGCTAATATGATTGACACTGTCAATGACTCTACATTGTGGGGGATGTCTCGGCGGTGTGTCAAACTCAGCAATGTAAACTGGGAACGTAAGTTGTATGGAACCTGTACATACTACTATACCAGAACATTCGAGTTTGATATCGATGCCAAGACCTTTGATCGATACGTTGTCGATGAGGGGAACAAGGTATTGAACGGGCATTGGGATAAGCTTACAGGAAACTGGACTCTTGACAAGATCGGCGGAAGTGCTCCTGACAAGAATAATCCAAGACACTTCATCAAAGCAATTGACAGAGCAGGCAATCCGATCAGGCTTCCTCTGAACGGTGCAGGTGAACCGCTAGGTATTCCACAGACAGGTACAGGTGTCGGTGAATCCCTGCATCAACTCAAAATTGAATACTATCCAGAGTCCAACTTTCTTTCTCTCGGCATCCCCTCCTCATTATAGAAAGATTCGCCGCAATGAATCACGATCTCAGGGTAACGGTCTCAGACACAGTATACCATCAGCGTCCTTCTGAAGAGACGTTTGAAATCAAGCTTGGTTATTCACGATACCTCACTACTGAGGAACAGCCTTTTCAAAGAACCTTCTTTCTCACTGAGGAAAAGGTTCCATTTCAAGCAGGATGGCTTGAGAAGTGTTCTCTCATCGTGATTCAGAATCGTCACATCCCTGCCCCTCAGGTTCAACTCAGTGTTGATTCAGATATTGAACTTGGGGTAATGCCGCCTGCTGAGAATGCCGACAAACTCCATGTGATTGAAATCTCATTTGGAGACGCTTCGCCGGTCATCTTCATCCCAGCAGGAGAATCGGCAAGGTTTCCATTCGCTGATTTCAAGTCAATGAAGCTTCGAAGCTCATACGGTTCTACACGTTGCACAACAACCTTAATCCCAGAGTGATAAAATGGCTAAACTGAATTTACTCACTGATACGGATATGGCCCTGATCAAACAGGTTGTTTCATCCGAACTCCAAAGAATACAGAACCTAGGCACAAAGAATCCAAACTTCCTTGCCGGTGACGATCAATTCACTCCTGAGGTTTATATTGCCCTGACTCCATCGAACGGAATTGCTCCTTTATCAATCCAAGCCGGTACATCAACCGGAACAGGAACAGGGGATGCTCCAGGTTCTGCTGAATGTGAAATCTGGAGAATCATCGATAACAATCTGACTCCGATGGACATACCAGACAAGACGGTATACAACATCTCAACGAATGTCATTCCAGGACAAACTTGGATCGTAGTTCTGAGAACGAAAGACGGTGTTTGGCTCGCCGCTTCTGCTGCAGGCCCTTCAACCACTCCTCTCATTTCAGGAGTCTGTGGGTGCTTCTGCTATAAGGAATCCGAATACGACATAATCGTGGGGGGAGAGAAAACCACCTCAAGGGTTGCGGTTGCACTCGCGAATCTTTACAGTAAGAAAAGCGAGGAGCCATATGGCGTCACAGTTCTGCCTGCTGATGAACATTGGCTTGATTATGATTCAGGAGATGGCTTCTGGTCAAAGAACGTAAGCAGTCAGATAATCGGATTCGATAGCTTAGGTGCCCCTGTCACACTTACAGTCACGGGAGCTTACATCAAATGGGACCCACTTGCATCTCCTGACATGCGACTTGAAATACACTGGCCCAACAATCTGATCGCAGGAACCTAATCATGCCAACAATGGTTTTCTCGTCTCCAAAGAAATATTGGAGAGCCCTCTGCACAAACACAGTAAAGCCTGAAACATCAGTCAATGGTGAGCAGTGCCTTGCTTGTGTTGTTCCGGTTTCAATGCCGGGAACGGGAACAGGAACTGGTGGATGTGGTACTTCTAAGTGGGTGTGGGATAGCTTTGTGTTCTTCATGATTGAAGATCACTGTACAAACGGCGGCTCACCTGTACCTCCAACAGGGTCATACCCCATCTATACGGTTCTTGATGTTCCATGTGATTGTCCATAGTCCCTGACTTTTACCCTGAGTTGATCAAATGCCAGACTACCTGTTCACAGAAGACAAGAAATATTGGCGTCCCCTCTGCCTGAATGAAGTTATGCCAGAGCAGGATATTGGCCCCTGTCGTGCCTGCGTCTATCCTGTGAAGATGCCACCTGTCTACAAGTGTCATGGATGCACCAACGTCAATCGTCCTGCAGGCTATCCAGCAGCGATGAATCTGAGACTGCATTCAGCATTGGGTGCTCATGCAGTCCCGTCTACTCTTCTCAGTAAAACAGAGTCGGGCTCCAAGTCAGGGTCTTACACTCACCCACTCTATGTCATTAATCCTGCAACTGGAACCAAGACTACTTACATTGATCTGGAAGCTAATAGAACCCATCCTGATGTACCCACAGGACTGAACTATCAGGTCAAACATCTTGCCAGTTATCTTACAAAGGGGACTGCCCCTGAATGTACTTGGACCTCCATCGCTAATATGAAGATGCCGTGGAGCATATGGAATAATGACGTTGTGACGCTTGACCCTTATCCTCCAAATCCTAACTGGAGACAGTATTCCATACAGTATTTAAGCAATCCGCCTGCAAGGGCTTGGAAGCAAAGGTTCTATGTCGTGCATCCGTTCTCTGAGCAGAGCGGTGAAGTGCAGATGGCTGATTCCAATCTTGATGACAACCTCTATGTTCTCAATGACATCAACAACCGCAATATAGTTTACATCGATGGATTCAGATCAGTTCCCAGAACTTCTGAGGCATTAGTCAACGGACTGGACCCTAGATTCCTCATGGGACATCCTTCAAATGCAGTCCCCGGCAACAGAAATTTAGATCCCATAGAGCCTTACCCAGAAACCTATGCCCACGCCTACTATCTGGCGTCAGCTAAACTCTGTGGATACTTCTGGGTGGTACATCCTCGATGGTCAGTGTCTCTGTATGTTCGCCCCGGCCTCTGCTCAAATATCGGCAACTTCACTAATCCACAGCCGGTCTTTGGTCAGGCATCTATTTTCGGATCTAACGACACCACAATAGTAAACTACACAACCCAGTTCTATCCAAATTACTATTCAACCATCTTCGGATATACATACCCCAATAACACAGTCTCATTGAATTATCCTGAGTCATACCAAGAGGGGAAGTTCAAGATCAAGGACCGGATTACCCCAGACGTGTTCTCTGTGCTGCCGGGAATGTCTAAGTTTGGGATCTTTGACATATGGCCGTTCTTTGGACCTTACGGTCTCGGACAATTTAATGGACTGATAGCTCAGTGGTCTCGAAATGTTGCCTGTTCTGAAGAAGGCGAAGTTGAATTACCCCTGACCTTTGACTATAGAACTAGATCAACTACCAATACAGGAGTATTCGGAGGTCCTTCAACTCTTCCGAGCAAAGTTTATCTGGATGTGGGAGATTCAGGATTATGACCACGAAGTGTAATTGTCCAATAGCCGGTTACTGTACAGTCAGAGCCAGATCTCTTCACCCTGTACTCTGGATGAAGTGTCGAAGCGGACAGGGAACTGTAGTTGATGAGATTCTGGCGGTAGTCTCAAAGAATCATCCAGTCAATCATTCGCCTCAATCTGATCCGCCCTCGAAAGGATTGGGAGATCATGTATCCGCTGCTCTAAGTAGTGTCGGAATCACAAAGGAGCTTGTTTCAGACTGGCTTGGTGAAGAGTGCGGTTGTGCTGAACGTCAGGAGAAACTGAATCAGCTTGGTTCATGGGCCTCAAGAGTTGTGCAAGGCACGCTGAAGGACGCTGCTGCCATGTTCACTTCGATCACTGGCCTCTCTTCCCCAGTAAAGTCTGCGGAAACTCAGTTGAGATCATTGATATGGAGCTACGGTGTTACGACTGTTCCGTCAAGACTTGAGACGACACTCCCTCAGACGCTCGATTCTCTGAAGCTCGCAGGCTTCTCAGAACCGCGTCTGTTTGTCGATGCGTCTGAAACACAGCATGAAGCCTCATATCGCGTCCTAGGGCATCCTGTGACGTTCAGGGACCATATCAGAACAGCCGGACATTGGATACTGACTCTGTATGAACTCTACATCAGAAAACCTCATGCGGATCGTTACGCAATCTTTCAGGATGATTTCGTTACTGTGCGGAATCTGAAAGCCTACCTTGACAATGTGAGCTTCCCGGATAAGGGATACCTTAACCTCTACACATTCCCAAGCAACCAAAGTATTTGTCCAACTGGCTATACTGGACTTTATATGTCGAATCAAAATGGCAGAGGGGCTGTTGCTCTTGTCTTCACTGCTGAAGGAGTCAAAACTCTGTTGGCTCATCGTTTTCTATTAGACAAGATGCAGGATCCAGAACGAGGACACCGATCAATCGATGGAGGTATCTCAGACACAATGAAGCTTTCAGGTTGGTTCGAGTATGTTCACAATCCCTCACTTGTTCAGCATACAGGTATAGTCTCATCTATGGGGAACAATCGACATCCGTTGGCTGAATCATTCCCCGGTGAATCGTTTGACGCTCTATCACTTCTCTCTTAAAGAAAGTTCGCCGCAATGAACTTGGATTACGCATTAAAGAAAATGGTCCCTCCCGGACAACTACGACCCGGCATCTGGAGACGCGGGGTTATGCAAATCTGGATCACCCGTACATGTGACAAGAAATGTTTTCACTGCACACAAAATTCACAGTTTGGAGGCAAGGCTGAATTCATTACTCCAGAACAGTACGAACAGGCAATTGATTCACTAGAGTTTGGAACTCCTAATGCCTACTTCGGAGTGGTGGGAATGTTTGGAGGCAATCCTGCTCTACATCCACAGTTTGATATCCTCTGCGAAATTCTCAGAGCCAAAGTTCCGTTTGAACAGCGAGGACTATGGTGCAATCATCCGAGGGGTAAGGGTGCGATCATGGAGGAAACATTCAATCCTGCCGTGTCAAACCTTAATGTCCATCAGGATGAGGAAGCTTGGCAACAGTTTTTAACTGACTGGCCTTCAACTCAAAAATTCCTTGCTAACAATCTGAAGGGGCTTGATCAGGATTCAAGACACGGGCCTCCACTCGTTGCCATGAGTGATGTGATCAAGGATGAAGGCGAACGTTGGAACCTGATTGCTAATTGTGATATCAACAAATATTGGTCAGCGATGGTCTGTATCTTCAGGGGGGAGCTTCGAGCCTACTTCTGTGAGATCGCCGGGGCTCACGCAATGTTGCATCAGCACAACCCAAACTATAACGGATCTGGACACCCTATTCCTGATGTGGGGTCCCCTGTTGTGCCGGGATGGTGGAGACATTCGATGAAGGCTTACGCTGATCAGGTCAAGCTTCATTGTCACGGTTGTGGAATTCCTCTGAAGGGATACGGGGCTCTTGCTAACTCAGGCCCTGCAGAGCAGATCAGTGCCATGCATCTTCCGATGGTCAAGCTTCGAGACTCACGAGCCATTCAGCAGATCACTGACGTTGTTCAACTCGGTGAAAAACATCTTCCAAAGTCTACTGACTACATTGAGAATGGAGCTTACTGATGATTACACATCCATTGACTTGCGGTTGCCTTCTCAGGGTACACCCCACAACATCAGCCCGCTACAACATTCGGAAATGTCCTCGCCATCAGAAGAGTTACAACCCAATCCAGCTTTTGTCGCAGGAATACTATGACTCGATTCAGGGAAAGGATGAAAACCATATTCGAGAGTTCAATGAGAACTTCCCGCCGCTTCCTTATGGACGAGGTAAGTCTGTCATTGAGATAGGTTCAGGTCGCTCACAGTATGTTCCAATGTTTCTTGAAAAGAAATTCACATACACAGCGGTTGAACCTTCCAAGTGGGCATGTGACCTCATGAGTGAGAAGTGGCCTGAGATCACGGTACACAATTCAACCTTTGAGGAGTTTGAGCCTACACAGGAATACGATGTTGCTTTCCTGGCTCACTCTCTTGAGCACTTTGAGGACGCTCCATCAGCTTTGGAGAAACTCAAAACAGTCCTGAAGCCTCACGGGCTCGCCTTCATTCTGATCCCTGACGATAGTGACCTGTACAACTCAGACCACTTCTGGTTCTTCAATTCAACATCATTGACCACAATGCTGATCGAAGCGAAGTATAAGGTCAATTACATCGTGACCAAGCGGATTGTCCCCAAAGAGAATTTCATCTATTGCGTCGCGGAGAATTTTCGATGATTCCTGAACCAATCAACGATCACAACGACAATGCACTACCAAGACTCTATCGGGGACTTCAGGGGGCCTCATGGTTGTCATACACTGAATTGATGGTATTGATCGCACAGCTTCCAAACTACGGAACCCTGATCGAAGTTGGAACAGCTTCAGGAGTGTCGGCTCACATTATCGCAAAGTCACATCCAAACCTTGATCTGTACTGTATTGACAACTTTGCCTCAATCGAAGTTGACCCTCCGCAGGAATATGCCAACAAGGAAGTGAAGAGGAAGGATCATTGGGTTTCTAATGCTCTGCCGAACATGCAACTATTCACTGGAACACTTGAGGAGTTTCATAAGTCACCTTATTTTCCAGAGTTGCCTATCGTGTTCATCGATGGTGATCATTCGTTTGAAGGGGTGTCGGCTGATCTGGCAGTTGTTGCGAAGTTCAGACCGTCTACTGTGTTCCTGCATGATTATGAAGACCCAACATGGACAGGTGTGAAGCCTGCAGTTGACGCATTCATAGTTGACCAACACTACAGCATAGTCAATCGCTGCAATTCACTTGTCACACTGAAGAGAAAGGGAGCCCAATGAGAGGCATTGTAATCTGCGTAGACTATGACGACCTTTTGAGGATGACACTCCCCCTGAACATGAAGTACATGGAAGAGTGTGTGGTGGTGACTTCCCTGACTGACACCAAGACCGCTGACCTCGTCTCGTACTTTCCCTCAGTAAAGCTGCACAGGACAGATGCTTTTACTCGTTACGGTGCCCGCTTCAATAAGGGGCTTGCAATGGAAGAGGGGCTAGATTTACTGGGGAGAGATGGGTGGATCATAATCTGGGATGCTGACATTGTATTCCCCCCGGCTATGAACCTGCCGCAACTTGATCCTGTCAAGTTGTACGGTCCAAGTCGTCTTATTCTCAACAATCCTGTAGACTTCAGTCAGGGCAATCCTGATAGGGCTTGGAGATATGCTAAGTCGACACATGACAGAGAGTTCCCCGGCTTCTTCCAACTGTTCAATGCCTCAAGCCCTTACCTGAGAGATCAACCGTATTGGTATGATCCAACATTCAGGCACGCAGGAGGTGGCGACAGTTATTTTCAGAACCTGTGGCCTCCACATGAGAGAAAGAGAATGCCGTTCACGGTCCTGCACTTAGGCCCTCGCGATTCGAATTGGTACGGACGTGTCACAGACCGTTTAGATTCCGAGCCAATTCCTGAGGCAGAAGAACGCAACAAAGTTTTGAAGTCAATGCATGTTGTCAACGGGTGGCTGAGAGACGGAACACAACCTGACCATTATGAGAGTGACCGTGTTGCAGTCCCCGGCTATGTTTCAAACTATCGATGGCACAAATCTGTTCCCCCTGAGAACCAAGGTTAATCATGTTCAATTCTTCCAATCCCCCTGTTCGGGCTGTTATCGTCTGTGTCGACTGTGTTGATATGCTGAAGATCACTCTTCCATACAATATGCATCACTTCGATGATGTTATGGTCATCACTTCAAAGGCAGACGTTGAGACGCGGCTCTTTGCCTTTGAGGGACTTGACTGTGCAATCCATATCACAGATGCCTTCTATGAAGATGGAGCATACTTCAACAAATGGAGAGCACTCGAAGAGGGGCTTGACAATTTTGGACGGCATGGATGGTTGTGCTTACTTGACGCTGACATTCTGATTCCGAAGAAGGTTCCAGAATTCAACATCGAAAGAGGCACTCTCTACACCCCGCTCAGAAGAATGTACCCGTCACTCACAGGAGTTCCTCAGGAACCATACTGGCCTCAATATCCAGTACATAGAAACGTCGCTGAGTTTGCAGGCTACTGTCAGGTGTTTCATGCTGAAGATCCTGTCCTTGGACCTGCTCCGTGGCATGATATCAACTGGAAACATGCAGGCGGTGCCGATTCCTTCTTTCAACAGAAGTGGCATCACTTCAACAAAGTCAGACCCCCATTCGAAGTCCTTCACATAGGAGAACCTACAACAAACTGGTTTGGTCGTGCCACACAATATTCCGACGGCTCTCTTCCCCAGCAGAGTGAAGCCCGACTCGAAAAGCTGCGAGAAACATTTCAAATTCGCAGGTTGAACCGCAACTATAACCATGAAAAGATTCAGCAACGATAACTCTCAAGGGTTGCTAAAATCTTCCGACGAAAAATCCCCGGTTTGGAAACTGCCACGTTGAATGCTCCAACAACGTTTCAGCCCAAACCGGGGATCGTTTATGCTATAATACACAAGTCGAACGCCGGAACTGTTTCGGCACATTCTGTTAGTTTGTTAAAAGTTGTTTGAAGGAGTTTGTTCGAATGTTGGTAGCCGATGTGAAATTGAAATGGTCACCATCGCCATCAGGTGACATCACGAAACAGGTCGTGGAAGTGGTGATTGACGGAACTCCAGCTTTGGAGTCTGAAGTATCACCAGAGATCACGAACATCATTGTCGAAGTGAAAGCGAGTCAGTCGGTCATCTTCCGCGTCCACACAACCGGCAAGGCCGTGAATGGAGAAGATAAGACTGTTGTCTCCGAACAGTACACGTTTCAAGTCGGCGACTTGGAAGATCCACTTCCAGCGTTTGGTCTTGGTCATGAAGTCGTGGCTGTCCGCGATGTTCCGGACGAAGAAGTTCCGCCAGTAGAAGAACCAGTCTGATCGCGGTTCACAACCAAACGTTTTATTTCTGTTCCTCTAACTAAATGAACCATCCAGACAAAAAATCTGGATGGTTTTTCGTTGGTACACCCACCAAAATCTGATACTATACGACTGTACAGTAAACCCTACCCAAACTCTGCCCACCTAAACCCCTTGCGATTTTGCGTTTTAAGGCCCCCCACAAGCCCACAGACGCGTCGCTTTTCGAAACCCAACCGACCCTAGAGCCCCCCACGCTTAAAGCCCCTGCAAAGCCCTGCCAGAGCCATCGCAAAAGCCCCAATTTTGCCCCACAAACGCCCCCTAGCCAAAAGCCCAATAAAACCCTGCCCAACAACCAACCAAGAGCCACACAACCACCCTGCAAGCCCACGCAAGAATCCCGCAGCAACCAACAACCAACAACCAACAACCAACAACCAACAACCAACAACCAACAACCAACAACCAACAACCAACAACCAACAAGTAACAACCAACAAGTAACCCTGCAAACCGTTCAACCCTACAAACGAAAATGCACGGCGACCCAAAAGGTTTCCCCTTCAGATCGCCGTGCAAATTTATGGTCTGACCAACCAGAGAAAAGTCAGCCCATCAAGTTCTAGCGGTTAGCTCGCTCAGTGATCTTCATCATTGAATCCATGTGAGCAGTTTCGCCATCGTCGTCATCGTCATCGTCATCGTCATCGTCATCGTCGAATTCATCATCATCGAGGTCGTCTTCCTCTTCGTCTTCCTCTTCGTCTTCCTCGTCAACGTCATCGAAGTCTTCATCGCTCATCCTGAGGATGCCTTCCAGTTCTTCAGACTCGCTGTGTTCCGGTTCAGCGTACCCGCGATAATCAGGCCCGTCTGGTGTTGGCTCATCATCGCCACCATCAGGATCATTGCCGTTGTCTTCACCTTCTTCACGTGGACCACCGAACGACTTCAAGAGGTCCTCGAATAGGTCTGGTTGTAGTACAGGCTCCCTCATCTCGAGTTCCTGCACTTCAGGAATCGGCCGACCCAAGGCACCGATCATCTCAAACACAAGGATCGGCATTGTTCTCAGATTTGAACTTGCTGCATCGTTGGCCTCCGACATCGCTTGTTCTTTGGTTTCGCAAATAGTGAGGATTTTCGGTTTCTTATCGAAACGAATTTTCACCACCAAAAACTTCTTGCTGATCTTGATCATTTCCATTTCAAAATACTCCAAACAAATAACTGGAAAAGAAACCCAACCTGAACATCAAATTGGGTTGTGAACCTTACAACCAAAATGCCCGATCATTGTACAACAATTCTTTTCAACTGTTATACGTTGCAGCCTGACCTCCTTTCAAATAATAAGCTGTTGGAAGAAACTTGAGTCCACCATGCTCAAACGCAAAGTTCGTACGTCCCATGCGAAAGTTCGCATCCAGAATGACGGTCAGTTCAGTTGCCAGAACATTTCGGTATCGTGCTGTCTTGGCTTTCCACACTCCAAGACAATACTTGAACACCCTGTTCGAAAACTCTTCAACCGACGCACACTCAAATCGTTCGCGGAACCCTCGCTCATCTTCAACCGTAAAGTCAATACGCTCAGAAGCTTTTGGCTTGTGATTTCTTGGCTTGTGTTCAACTGGCAACATTTCCTTCATGATTTCAGTTCCTTGGTAATCGGTTCCACACCAACGGCAACCGCAACATACGGTCACCAATACACTCAGCCAGAACAACAACTTCGCAATCCTTTGCATGATCAACATCCTTTCAAGAAACACCTAGTGAACATAAACCAGTTTATTCATTGCCCTTGTGATACCAACATGCTCAAGGTTGGTCTCCTGTTTGCTCTGCCATTTTGGAGCGGGCTTTCGATACTTTGAATTTGACTGTGGCTGAAGAAGCCAAACGGTCTTGCATTCAAGGCCTTTGGCTTTATGGATCGAACTCAGCATGATCCCTTCACAAGTTGTGTCAGTGAACACTTGATTGATCCTGACAACCACTTCAGCCGCTGACTTTGAATCGCTGCAGAACACTTTGATGCATTCACAGCAATCGATCTTTCCGTTGATCTTGGTTTCGTCAACAAACTTCTTGGATCGCTCTTTCGAAACTTCTGATGCCAGCCATTCCTGAAGCCCTGACTCAAGATCCACCAATGACACATCATCACTGAACCTGGAACTGTTCGTGAAGTCCGGTATGTCCCCACGATACCTGAGTGCCCTGAAGATTATCCTGATCAAGCTGCCACCAATTTCACGACCACGAATCTGTGCCTTGCGTTTCCCCTTCAAGAACTTAAAACACTGAGAAACAAGCGGTGCATTATAGCGGCACAGAACCATATCGCCGTCCTCAACTCGCTTCCTGTAAGAATCACCGAATTCCGTATCTTCAAGCTGATCGTACAGGACCTCTCCCTCAGGATTGCTTTCGTGGGCAAAGAAATCTGGAACAGTTTTTTGGGCTTCCCTGACAATGGCTTTTGCGCATCTTCGAGTTTCGTTCAAGAACAAAACTTCAACCCCATTCGGCGTATTGCGAAGACGGTTCTCAAGCCGTTTCATCGAATCTTGGTCTGCACCAGCAAACGCAAAGATTGACTGATTCTCATCACCAACACCTATGATCCTGTGACCAGCCAACAAAGCCAATTCTTGCTGGCAACGGTTCAGGTCTTGGAATTCGTCGACCAGCAATAGGTCGAACTTGAAAATTGGAAGTTTCTGAACGATCGGGATCCAGATCATATCGGGAAACGTGTACATCCCGGTTGTCTTGATGTCCATTGACAGTTCAAGAATCTCTTCAATGTGCTTGAAGATAAGATCCCGCCCCTCGACAATGTCAAAGTGGTTTAGCATGTCCTCAACTTGCATTGGTTCGGTGCCGTCAATCAATGTTAGCTTGCACTTCTCGATCGCGTCCATTAGGGATTGGTATTCCATGAACTTCGAATTCTTGAACCTGTAGATGTCCACGTTCAGAACCTTGCCAATGATCAAGCTGTCCTTTTCCCCTTTCTTGTCAAGCTTAGCCATTGGAAAAGCTTTCCGCACCATCCTCGATCCCATCTGATGCAGAGTCATAGATTCGCAACCCGCTGGAATCTTCTTACCCATCTGCACCGCTGGTTCCTTACCAAACGAAGTGAAGCAAACCGAATACGCATCCTTTGACAACATCATCTGATCCCACACAGCTTTCTGTTGTGCTGAAGGGGTGATCAATGTTTCGATGCCACGCATCATCTTCATTCCTTCAACCAGTGTTGTTGTCTTACCACAACCTGCACCAGCCCTGACAATAACATTCGGTGGAAGTTTCTTTCGGCTTTCCTTCAACTGTTTCCCCAAAGCCTTGAGGGGTGAATCAACTTTCGGCATGATCTTGCTCACTTTCTTTTACAGACACCCAAACTCTCACAGGGAAGTGGATACGCCCACAACCCAATCCTTCACGCATCAACCCACGACACACAGCTTCAGCCTGTTCTTTAGTTTGGTGTGTGTCCGTTGTCACGTTGTTTTCAAACTCGTAACACGGGTTCCATTCTGCATTTGATTGCCACTTATCACTTTCGTTTCTGACCACGCTTCCATCCTTTCTTTGGTTGGTAGGCTCTGTACCTTTTGGCTTCATCCATTGAAATCCGCCATTCCATCCCTGTTGAACTTCCGTTCACAGTTTTCACAGAAGTCGCCAGCAATTTCTTTCTGTTGATCAAAGTTCTTACATGTTGGATACTGCAGCCAATCACGGTCGCAGCTTGTCCAGTTGTCAGTAGTTCCTTATTTGAACCCACGGTTTTTTGCCTTAACAAAGTTTGAACAATTTAATTCATGGCATGGCACTCCATTGATGACCAGTGCCTTGCACTTGGTACACCCAACTTTCCATTTTCGTTCTCGAGGATTATAGCCACACTTATCGAATCCTGCACGACGTAAACGAACACTTGTGGGGACTTCTGCTTCCATGACCATCGTTAAAAATTCCTGCTATTGGTTTAACAATTGACTGTGGACCTTGGAACACTTTTCACATTCTTCAGAAAACGTTTCTTCAATGCTTCGCGGATCGTTTGGGTAGGGTCGATTCGGAACATGCACGATGCCAGTTGAATCGCAATGTTCACAGAACAACTGGTCGTCGTACCAATCATCAATTGCATCCTTACATTCCTGAACAGTATCCTCAATCCCATGCCGGTCGTCTTCCGGTCCATCGTAGCCTGTATGAACATACGAAAACGGGAAAGGGTAGCTGTTTGGGAAGGGTTCAATTTTGTAGCCTCGGTAGATCATCATAAACTCCAAATAAGGTGTAAAAAGAAAGGGGCAAACACGATGCCTGCCCCAATCGAATAATCGCTCAACCGCCGTAGGTCTTTTCATGTTCGTCCATAAGGTAGGGCATCAACGTGGTGCCCTACCCCGAACTCCGGAACTAATCTTCGACTGAGATCCTTTTCAGTTCATCACCGATCAGGTCTGCTGCACCGCTGAAACTGAACACCCCAGAAACATAAACCCGTTTCTGATCACCCGTGAACATGTCAAGATCTTCTGACGTTGGGGAATGAACCCTCCCGTACGCAGAAGTCATGACCTTCTGTTGGTGGTCACAGATTGTGTGCAGAAGCTGAAACGTTTCCGTCCTGTAGAACCAACCACTGACCACTGAGGTCAAGGTGCTCATGTCGAGTGGATCACCAGCACGCTTCAGGCACGTTGCTGTCATGACACCACGGTCTGGATGGTAAGCGTAGAGTCTTGAGCCATTAGTGACCCACAATTCAACGCCATACCCCTTTTCTTCCAGCAGAGCAGTGAACGCCAGAGCAGCAGCCCCACGCCACAGAATGTCCTCCGAATCCATGTATCCTGCAGTGGTGTTATCAATCACCACGGTCACAGTTGCTGGTCCAGTCTTTTCACGTTCGATCTTCGTGAAGAATTCTGGAACACCAGCATGAAGCCGATCGAAATCAACTTCGTCACCTTCTGTGCTGTAAACCTTGCGAGCCTTTACTTCCTTGATCTCAGGCCATTCAAGCTTCCGGAGACGTGTCACAAACGCTTCAACAATTTCGATACCCTCTTCCCACGCTTTGTTCAAGGCTTCTTGAAGCTGTTCCCAACTATTGAATTCCCGTCCAGTGAAACTAGGATTTGTTGTGAAGAATTCTGGCCCACGAATGGTCTTGTCAACATAACCATCCATCGCTGCAACAGATTCGAACCGGAAGATCTCGTGGCCGGAACGGGTTGTGATTTTCAGGGCATTGCTTTTGATACTCATGATCATTCTCCAGAACTAGGATTAAAGAAAACACACTCACAAACACAACACCACTTTCAGAAGGACTTTCGAACACCTTGCTTGACCAGATTGATTTCGTTTTCACGCCATCCCCGAAACAGGGTTTCATCAATCTTCTCGTCTGACCACCCACGCTGTTTGGCTTTGTAGGCTTTCGCCATGAACCTAGTGCTGATGATTCGCTCAAGCCGGTTGGCTTCAAGGTTGGCTCTGTAAGCCAGAAGCCTTGTTCTGAGTTCTACATCAGGACAGACTTGTTCTTCAAGGTTCGGATCATAACCAATCATAACCTTGCTGCAGCAAAAACGGTCCATGAACGCCCCGTCCAATTTGTTGCGTCCAGAATACATCCGGTCAGCCCCACCGCCAAGGGTGTTCGCTGCAGCAATGAACACGAAATCTTCATGCATCACTGCCATCGGTTTCTTTGGCCGATTAGGCAGACTGATCCTGCCATTCGCCAAAGCTGAATTCCAGATCAGCAAGGTGTTAGGGTCAGCAGCGTCAATCTCATCAGCCAGAAACACCCCACCGTTTTCAAAGGCGTTGAGGAATTCTGTACCAACGAATTCAAACTTGCCGTTGGTCCCCACTGGAAGCAACCGACCCAACACCTGACCCTCAGTCATCCCTGAAGAGCAGGAAATCATGTGGAACGATAACCCCAAAGCTTCGGCAAGCTGTTCACCAATGGTCGACTTGCCAGATCCGCCGGGACCGTATGCAAAGATCGGTTCACGGGCATTTCCCAGATCCAGAATCTCTTCAAACGTTGCATGAAAGATCCCTTCAATCTTTCGTTCAAGGGTCTTGCCACGGTAAACGTCGATCCGAGCAACCCGTGTTGCTGACTGGCGTTTGGCAACTTCGGCGGTCAGGGTTCCAACCTTTTCGGTCAGGTCGGTCACTTGCTTTTCGAACTGGCTTCGAACAGTTGAAACAAGCTTCATCATGTCAGCTTTGGGAACCGTTTCAACCCCTGAACTGTCTGTGGCAGATTTGAAGGAACACTTGACCACCTTGCCATTTCGAACAGTCCCCTTCAGCACACCAGCCCCAACCAAGGCTCTCAAAGGATAGGTCACATGGTAGTCACCTTTTCGATCGCCAACCAAGTGACGCAATTGTTGATATACTTGTTCTTCAGTGAACCATTCAGTTTCATTTTGCTGAAGGAACGTAACAATCTCAGCAGCAATATCAGCAATAACCGCAGCCATCGTAAACTCACTTTCAAGTAAGGAAAAGAACAAACTCACACAACTATAACCCAACAACTAATCGTGCGACCCAACATGGAACTCACCATGAACAGGACACTTGTAAGCCCGAACACAAACACAATTGATCTTCTTTGCTTTGTTACAGCACAGCAGACCAACCGCAACATCTGCTTCAATCTTGCAGGCTTTTCGACTACAACAGGAAACAGTATGACGTTTGAATGCAAGGTCTGCTAGCGTTTTGCTCAACACCTTTCGGCAGATTGAGCATATGCTGTATTGCTTCAAGGCTTTCCAGCAATTCCAGCATACTTGGTTTGACCCAATTTCCATTTCGGCTGTTGCCCTGTGACATGAACAGCATTGAACGGCGGTTTTAGTCTTCATCAGCATACTCCCATCATGATTTTGGCACACTCAGGACCAATCCCACTTTCCACAGAACTAGGTACAGTCAAAGCTCGACCACAGCGACCACACTTTCCTTCATGGTGGATCTTGTAACCAGCCGGAAGTTCCAGCATCATGAAAACATGTCGAAGGGTCCAGACCAGTACCTTGACCGGAACACTGTCCATCTTGAACTTTGACTTGCCGGTAAGTCTGAAACCAAGCTGAGCATCAATGCACCCCATGTAGGTGTAGTCATTTGTATTGTCAGGACCAGTCAGCAGCATTGCAAACCAGATCGGCCCCATTGAAGCCGTTTCCTTCTTGACCACCTTGAAAGTGTAGTGGTCGCCCTTGTCATTGTTGACGGTGAACACTGCTCGACCAGCCAGTACGAATTCTAAACTCAACATTGGAACATCCTCACTTCTATTGAAGAAGAAGGGAGCGACCACGATGGTCACCCCCCTTGAACACGGTCAGCACTATGTTGACGACCCGATGTAATTCCAGTCCTCGGTAACTTTCAGTCCATCAACCTTGGTCGCATTAACCAGTCGTTCGAGTTGATCAACCTTGTCAAGAGCCAACTGTTCGGTCTGGAACACCCGCTGGAATTCATAGCAGTGAACCCCTTCAGACAACCCTTGAATCACAAAGCCACGTTGAGTATAGTAGTACCCTTCTTCAACACAAACTTGAACCATGTTCGGTTCTACACGGAACTGGCTCATCAAGTAAACTTCGGTTTCAATAGTCATTGTCATGTCCTCTAAAAGCGTTTCATCGTTTTCGAATCATCAGGCATGGTACACACCATGCTACGCTTCATCGTCTCAGGTCCACTGGTAGCAAATCAGCTTTCCTGTCGATCGGCTTCCACATCATCTGTGTGATGGTTCTCTGGTTAGGAGCCGGATTCACGGGTTTTACCCGTTCTTGATTCTACAGCGTAGTGACCAGTTTCCCGATCAGCCTTACCCTGTCTGTGTTTTCAAAGATCGTTTACAGTTCGCAACAATGTGCGTCCTGCAGAAAGAATAGTCGTCGAAATCGTCGTCGAAGTAAAGTCCCACAACAACCATTTGACCATTTTTCCAAAAGTTTTTTGCCGACAAGCAAAAGCCCAATAAAACCAGCGTTTTTACTGCCCACAAGCTCCACACAAGCCCCACAAGCCCCCACAATCGCCAACCCATTGTTTCCCCTGCCCACAAACAACCAACCCCCACAAGCAAAACCAACCCCCCTGCCAACCCTGCCAACAAAAAACAAAAAACCCCTGCCGATCGCTGTCCAACAAGCAACAACAACCGACAGGGGAACCAGAGTTTACAAACTGGTGAAAAGGTCAGACCTATTCAATCACGTACAAAGATTCAAACGATGCATCAAACAACTTGCCAGCCCCAGCATATCCTTCACATGCTTCGATCTTGGCAATGGGGCCAGCCGCAAGTTTGTAATGACTACGGTAGATCCCCATCCACTTGTTCTCGTCACTGCTTGACGTACCAACCCAAACCTTGTCACCAACCTTGAGATCTGCCGGTGTCAGGTAGACTACGTTCTTCATGTCTGGCTTTTGCTTTGAACCTTTCGCCACCTTGCCCTTGGAAGCCTTTTCCTGTTTGATCTTGTTCTTCGTAGATTCCATTTCCTCCGGGGTTGCTTCCTGAGCGTCTTCATGTTCTGCAGGGTTGCCAAGGTCAATCCCGCCAACCGAAGGACATTCCATCAGCATAGTGGCACCCGTTTCTTCGTCCGTGTGATATTCCAGCTTGAGATCTTTCTCAAGAACCTTTCCATGGTTCAGGAAGCTGGTCCACGCCAACACAATCAACGAGATACGTTCGATCGGGCTTCCACCGAACGAGTCTTCAATCATCTTGGAAATTGCAGCTTTCAGCGGAGCGAACAACTTCGATCCACTTGCAAGGCCAACCCAGAACGCTTCAGCTTTGTCGTAGTTCTCAAAGTTGAGATAGTTCTCAGTCGGACTTTCTGCTGCAGCGTATTCCGTTCGATCGGTTGTGCTGCAAGCCATCATGTACATCAAACCCGCAGCGGTCCCCGGTGGAATAAATCGTCCAACACGGTTCTCGTCATTTTCTTCCATGATGTGCCTAACACACTTCAACAGTGTCTCGTGAGCATTCACGAATTCAAATGCCTCGCTGTGGGTTCTTCGTGGTGCATAGGAAACAACCCCACGACCCGTTCTGTTCCAAACGCACCTGACGGCAAAGTCAAGAATCCTGCAGGCATTCTTCTTCGCTGAACCAGACAGGTTCTCAAACAACGACGAACGGTACACTGCGTCGCTGAAAGTTCTCGGCTTGCCAGTGTCAATCGTGTTGACAGTTTCATCATCCTCCGAAATGCCGAACGCAACAAAGGACTGAATTGTTGGTGCCGACTTCCAATAGGGATATGCAGCTTTGTCATTGGCCCACTTCTGCCATGCCAGAATCAACCCGATGCCACGGTGCTGAACTGCGATGGCTTGACCATAATTACCGAAGATCATGGTTTCGCCGTTCAGTTTCCAGTGTCCCCGCAGAATCTCCTGAGCATACAAACTGCTGAGGGAAGCTGAATACGGTCGATTCTTTGCATTGTTCAAGCAAATGACCTTTGTGCCGTTTTCGTCCTTCAGCAGAAACTCGCCCTCATGATCCGCTGGCAATTCCTTCCAGCCTAACCACGCTTTCATCAAGTCCACAGTGATCGGATTGTCTGGTCCGTACACTTCAGCCCGAAGTTCAGGATAAACAATCTCCCCTGAACCCTTGCTCTTCTTCGAAGCCTTCTTCCCAGCAGACTTGGCAGGGGCTTCAACAACAGCGGCCTTCTTCGTTTCGGCGGGAACAGAAGCCTTCTTTGCAGCTTTCTTTGCTGCTGGCTTGACTTCTTTCGTTCCTGAAACTTCTTTGGTAATCTTGGGCATGACTAAACTCACTCCGGTTAAAAACTTGTTTTGCTTTGCCCACAGCGAACAAAGCTGACACGTATTATTAATAGCCAACGACCATAATGCAACCCAGAAAAGTTTTTACTACTTTACCCGTGTTTTTATTGTGTTTTGCGTCTCGACGATTTTGTGCTCGAAAAATACCAACCCTACCATTCGCCGAAAATCGCAAGCAAACAACCAACAAACGTTTATAATACCCCACGCCCACTTCAGGCCACTAAACAACCGGAGACAACCGATGACCCGCTATAAAAAGCCACGGACGAAAAAAGTGAGAAATCGATTCAAGCTTCTGAAGAAAAGAGTTGCAGAACTTGAAGAGGAAAATTTCATACTGAACGAAGAACTGGAATCGTGCAACATTGAAATCTCAGAACTCAAAGAGTTGTCACAGCAAAAACGTTCGTTTGTCAAAGATATGAAAACTGAGATCACTGCTATGGGATACGGTGCTTTTCCAGAATTTTCCAAAGCAATTCAAGATGCAGCCAACTCAGCCAAAGCTGCAGTCAACGGTTTTACCATTAACTACGCTGACGTGGAAAAACGAGTTCATGAATTCCATGAATCTCAGATGCAATTCCTTCCAGTTTATTCACCAGAAGAAGTTGTCAGGATGATGGCCAAAGCTGTTCCACTTCCAAAGTATGAATTTCCACCATTTCCTCCATCACATCCACCATGCCGCTCAGCCCTTCCATATCCCTATAACGGTGGGTCACCATTTCCAGAAACCACAGAGATATTCCTTGATCCAGATGGCTTGCCAGTCACGATCATCCGTCCAACCCAAGACAACAAGATGTATGAAACCTACACTTGTGAAGATGGAACGACTAAGGCCAAACCGCTGTCTGATCCAACCCCGGATCCCGCTACCAAACCAGATTTCAAGGAAATAGCCAAGGCGAACGCTTTCGAAGTTCTTTCCCAGTTGTCTATAAAAATCAACAAGGCACTAACCTTTAGATTCCTTGATTCCATCAACAAGTATTCTTCTAAACAATCCCGCCCAACACAAGGAGAAGACAAGTGACAGTTCACAAGCCCTACCCGTTCGACAAATGGTTCAAACGAAACCGAAGCTTCAATCTGATCCGAGGAAAGGATTTTGAAGTGATGCCACATGTCATGGCTCAACAAATTCGCAATGCTGCCCACAAACATCAAATCTCTGTTTCGATTAAAATTGACGAAGAGACTTTGCACATTTCAATCGGAACTAACAATGCCAAAGGTTGAAACCACCAAAGTCCAAACCACGATCGTCGGAGTTGACCCCGGTCAGTCTGGCGGAATCTGTGTTCTCAGGGTTACTTCTTACAGAAACTTGACTTCCAAAGTTTCACTAGAACCAACCCCGATGCCAGAAACAGAACTCGACCTTGACAACCTAGTTCAGTCGATTACCGACGGGGCGAACGTTTTCATTGAGAATGTTCATTCAATGCCAAAGCAAGGCGTTGCTTCCTCATTCAAGTTCGGTATGAACTTTGGTATGGTCAAGCAAGCATTTGTCAGGCACAGAAGAATTTTCATCACACCTCAACGATGGCAGAAAGCCCTTGGAGTTGTTCCAAGGAAAAAAACAGAAAACAAAGATCAATTCAAAAAACGTCTGAACAGACTTGCTCAAGAACTGTATCCAGATCTAAACGTGTTCAACGAAAACCAAACTTCACAGCTTAAAGTCAGCGATTCTATTCTGATCGCCGAATACGGTCTTCGATTCATCACTGGTCAACTGAGACAACTAAAATGATCCCAATAGATCCAACCTACTGTCACAATTTCACTGTTGAAGAACACATGGATTGCATGAACTTCATAATTAAAGAGCTTACTGAAAAAGAAGTAAGATCAACACTGCGTCTTGTAATGATGATTATTGACGTTGCAGCCTCTGATTCAGATGTTCGTGAGGCACTAATAGTTGCCACTCAAGTAGTTCTAAGGAATATACCCGATGCCAAAGATCAAACCGAAATCCAGGAAAAGTGTCACTCATTCCGCAAAGAGTGGCACAGAAAGAGGACCGAAGGAAACTGAAGTCCACAACTATACAGAGCACAAGATGAAGTGGAAGGACTGTCGCCGATGTCCACTTCACCAAACCAGAAACAAGGTGGTCTTTGCTCGTGGAAAGCTACCCTGCGACATTCTGTTCATTGGCGAAGCCCCCGGCGTTTCTGAGGACACTATCGGAAAACCATTCATTGGTCCTGCCGGGAAGCTTTTGGATCAAATAATCTCTGATTCGATTCTTTCTATACCAATAGAAGAACCATCAGTTCCAGAACCAACTTATCTTCGGTATGCCCTGACAAATCTGATAGGGTGCATCCCGGCGGATGAAGATGGCCAAAAAACTCCTGAACCAAAACCAGTCCATATTCACGCTTGCTCGCCAAAACTCGTTGAGATTATTAGTCTGGCGAAACCGCAAGCAATCGTGTTCGTTGGAAAGCTTTCAAAGAAGTGGGGAAGTCCGTTGGTCCCTTCGAACGACATCAAAGTTGAAACCATCATGCATCCTGCAGCCATCCTTCGCAGCGATATTTCCAGTCGAGGACTGTTCATCCAGCAGTGCGTCGCAAAATTGATAGACCTAACAATGGAATTGGTTATTCCGTTTTAACCAAGCAACGATTTCTTTCACTATGTATAATACCCCAACCAGCGTTTGATTGGTAATGGAGTTTCTAATGTCTCAATTTCTGTTTAAGTTCTGGAGAAAATCGAAGATGTCAAAGTTCATCGTGTCCACAAACTACACTGGCCGAAATTCATCATGCCGATGGCTGGTCCGTCGCTCGGAAGACCCAATCTCAAAAGCCATCCCTTGTAAATCCGTGGAAGCCATCGGAGTTACATTCATCAAATCCGACGTTGAGTATGGGTTCGGCTGCGACGCAGTTGCTGAATGCGACCGTGTCGTTCTTCATGACATCCACGAAGATTTCTCGTTCGAGAATCCGTCTGACTTTGTTTCACCAAAAGATCAACCACTGTCACGACTGTACTTCAGGGGAAGATTCTTCTACTCCGAAGTTAATTCAATGAGTCTTGGTCTTGGTCTTGGTTCCAAGATGGTAGAAAAGGTTGACTTCCTGAAGTTAGATTCCAACGGCTACATCAACTTTCTCCCTGTTGAACAACCCGTTCCTGAGCCAATCGATTCAACTGAAACGATCTGAATCAACTTCTTCCGTCTGACCAAATTTTCATCTACATCTACTGAGGAATACTGCAATGCCAGTGGCTCTGAAACGAAATATCAAAAAGTCTCCCAAGATCCAGACTCCTGTGAAGAAACAAGAACGTTCTGAGCCGCTGGCTTCTTCTCCAGCAAAGTCTTCGGTACCCCCTGCAGTGGTGCCTCCAAAGAAAGCTTCCGCACCAAAACAGTCAATCCAATTGAAACCAGAGCGTCCAGTTCTTCGCTCGTTCGAATGCCTGATCCACGCTGAGGAAGCTGAAAACCAATCCAGCATGATCGGGATCTTCGTCGGCCCAAACGCCGAACGTATGCGTCAACTCCAGAAAACCGCTGCTGAGTCTTTGAAAGAACTCTGTCAGCTTTACAAAGACTACTGGAAAGGTATAGAACTAAAATGAAAATCCTTGTCGAAACTCTCATCCTATGCTCACTTGGTCTTCTGTTAGGAGCATTCATCAATTTCGTCAGAACAGAAGAAATCAAACACCAAATCCGCGTTGAGCAACTGAAACAAGACGCCTTCCAAGAAGGATATTGGGCAGGCCACGAAGGGATCCCAACCCAATTAAACACTTTCCTGCCAAACGACCCCAATCATGTTGATTGGAACCGTGGTTATGTCAAAGCCCTTATGGAAAAGAAACAACGATGAAAACCAGCATAAAAGCTCAACTGAAAACAGCGATGAAAAACGTTCCACGCTCTAAAAAGAAAGCCACGTGGGATGGTCCTGAAGCAACCGGACCAATGGGCGGCATCACACAGGGTCTCATCTCTGAATTTGTCAACTGTCGTTACAGGTTCGGCGTCAAGGTAATCGATGGACTGATCCCAACCCCACGATTCAATAAGTCGATCGAGTTTGGCTCAATGTGGCACATTCTTGAAGAATGCTATGCTGCCCCCGAACACGAAGGACGCAACGGCAAGGAAGAACTGAAGGACTACACTGAAACACTTCTGTCAAAGTTTCCACTTGACAAAGAAGAAATCATGAAGTGGTATTCCATCTGCCTCATGATGTTTCCAATCTATGTTTCCTACTGGGCAAAGAACCACGAAGTTGTCCAGCGAACTCCATTGCTGCAGGAAGCTGTCTTCTGCGTCCCGTATCAACTTCCGTCTGGTCGAGTTGTCAACCTACGTGGCAAGATCGACGCCCTTGATCTTATTGGCAAAGGTAAGACCGCCGGTGTGTACTTGAACGAACACAAGACGAAATCTGAGATTGACAAGATTCGTCTGCAGAAGCAACTGTCCTTTGACCCGCAAACCATGACCTACATCGTAGTCGTCCAAGAACTGCTGAGGGAAGAAAACGAACTTTGGGACCAAGACGTTCACCTTCCCCCAGTAGAACAAATTGGCAACTGGCCAATTCCAAAAGGAACACCATACCCATTTCCCTTGAAAGGTGTTCGCTATAATGTCGTCCGACGTCCGTTGGCAGGTGGAAAGGGTACGATCAGAAAACATCAAGCGACAGCCAAGAAAGCCGCTGAAACTGATTCTGAGTTCTATGCCCGTCTTCGTGACGATTACATCGTTGCCGATCCTGAATCCTACTTCCAGCGGTGGACAGTTGAACTAACTCAAGCCGACATCGAAAAGTTCAAGCACGAATTCCTCAATCCAGTGCTTGAACAAATCTGCTGGTGGTACGATTACAAGACTGGTCGAGAAAGTGAACAAAGCTATCTCAGCCCTTCTTGTCTTGACTACCGTTGTCCGTTTGGCATTTATAACCCACTAAATGAGGGTGGTGTTACAGATCTTGACGAATACCTTGCATCAGGTTCCACAGTGGGGCTTGAAAACGTTACGACCTTGTTCCCGGAGCTTGAATAGTGCCTTCAATTACACGACAGAGTGCGACCCCAAAGAAAAAGAAGACTGGATCAGTCCTTGACCGAATCATGTCGGTTGAAGACTTCATGGAAACCGATTATCTGCGGATCATGATGTACGGGCAAAGTGGTTCCGGAAAAACAACGTTCTGGACCACGTTCCCCAAACCGATCCTCGCAGTGATCGTTTCAGGCGGCAAGAAACCCGGAGAACTAAAATCAGTGCCAATTGAATACCGAAAGGAGATTGACGCTGTTGTTCTTCATGACTCGAGCGAGTTCAAGACCCTCATCGACTCCGTTAAGGAGAACCATAACTACAACACGATTGTCTTGGATCACGTAAGTGGTCTGCAGGATCTTGTTCTGAAGGAAGTTCTCGGGCTTGATGAAATCCCAGTTCAGAAGAGTTGGGGACTGGCCACTCGTGAACAGTATGGTCAATGCACCATGCAATGCAAAGAATATCTCCGAGCATTGCTCAGCCTTGAAACCCATTCTGTCATCATCGGGCAAGAGCGTGAAAACGAACTGCCTGAAGGTATGGAAGGATCCGGGATGGATGGCCTTCATCCAACCGTCGGTGTGGCTCTCAGTCCTTCTCTGGCAGGTTGGCTGAATCCAGCTTGTGACTACATCCTTCGAATGTATCGTCGGAACAAGACAAAGCTGGTCACAACCAAGATCAAAGGAAAGGAAGTCAAGGTACGCAAGAAAATGCCAGGTGTTGACTACTGTGCATACTGTGAACCACATGAAGTGTTCACTACAAAGTTTCGGGTGCCAAAAGGATTCAAGCTGCCCGATGTTATCGTCGATCCATCCTATGACAAAATCGTCAGCGTCTTGAAAGGAGAATTCAAAGGCTAGGGTTCTGGTGTAAAATCGTTTTCAATTACAAACAAAGTTCTGTAAGGAGACTCATATGTTAGTTCTCAGTCGATCGAAAGACGAATCCATCATCATCAACGATAACATCAAAATAATGATCATCGAGATTCGTGGTGACAGAGTTCGCCTCGGGATTGAAGCCCCTCCAGAGATTGCTGTGCATCGTGAAGAAGTCCACAGAGTAATCCAAAGAGAACACGGCAGAAAATCCACTTCTGGTTGAAAGCAATTGATTGTTTCAATTGTTATAATACCCCTCCTGTTTTTGGTTTGTGTTTCCACTTAAAGGAACGGTTGAAATGGTTGCAAAGAGCACGAGTAGTTCTGTTCTGGCGAAGATCGCTGCCGCTGGCAAGAAAGCGTTCTCCGCTCACAAAGCTGATGATACGAAATTTTCATCAGGTGGTTCTCTCCCGAATGGAATCGAAAACGGCGTCGCCAAGTTGAAGACCTGTAAGTTTGACACTTACAAGACCGGCGACCTCAAGGGAAAGGTGTACTGGCAGGCTGTCGGGATCATCGTGTCCCCTAACAAAGTCAATGGCATTCCGATTCTTGGTCTGAGGACCATGATTCAAGAGCCGCTGTGTGAAACCCCAACCCGCAGCCGAAAGACCATTGACGACCATATGGCCCACGTCCTCAACGAACTGAGGAAACTCGGCGTCGACACGACTGAGGTTGATTTCGACAATCTTGACGAAACGTGTAAGGCTCTTGAAGAAAGCGACACCTACTTCCGCGTTCGTACGTGGCAAGGGAAGAAGAAAGAAAAGGGTCAACCCGGTTACAACGAAAAGTATGACGGCCCGAAAGCACCTGAACCCCGTGTAAACGAAGAATGGGGCGGCGTGGTCGATTATGAAGAGTCCGACGAAGAGGACGATCTTGAAGAAGACGAAACCGGCGATGGCGAAGAATCCGATGAATCAGAAGAATCCGATGAATCAGAAGAAGCTGATGAATCAGAAGAAGCTGATGAATCAGAAGAAGCTGATGAATCAGAAGAGTCTGATGAATCAGAAGAATCTGATGAATCAGAAGAATCTGAAGAACTTTCAGTTGATGAACTTGCCGAATCTGCGATGGCAAAGGATGCCGAAGCTCAAGAGACCTTGGTCAAGATGGCAATCGACGCTGGCATTCCGAAGAAGACCGTCGACAAAGCCAAGGACTGGAAAGCTGTTGCTGCCCTGATCAAACAGGCAACCGCTGAAGAAGAAGGCGAAGAAGCTGAAGAAGAATCAGACGAATCCGAAGCAATTGACTATGCAGCCCTTGGTGAAGCCGCTGACAACGACGGTGATCAGGCTGCTGCTGATCAACTCACCGCTCTGGCTGAAGAGGCTGGTTTGGATCCAACGAACGAAAAGAAGTATAAGAACTGGGCTGCCCTTGCCTCAGCAATTGAAGCGGCCCAATCAGCCGACGATGAATCTGAATCTGAAGGTGAAGAATCAGAAGATGAAGAAGGTGAAGAATCAGAAGAATCTGAAGAAGAAGCCCCTCTTGAAGTTGGTGACATGGGCTTCTACAAACCGAAAGGGAAGACCAAGTCAGTTGAAGTTGAGATCACTGCCGTCTTCGAAAAGAAGCAACTGCTGAATCTCAAGAGTGCTGACAACGACAAGATCGTCTTCAAGTCGGTTCCGTTCGCTGCCTTCAAAAACGAAAAGTAGTTGATCACTTACGGTCAACAGTCCACTGAACTTTCAGTGAGCTAAACAACGTCCCACCCTCCAGAGGCTTCATTGCAGTTTGCCCCCGCAAACACTCTGGAGGGTTTCTTTTCAGATGGATCTTCAGAAGAAGTAGATTGGTTCTACAGTGATGCTATATCCTATCAATCAGCATTCACTTGGCGTGAACTTTCTGTAGACGAAGTAAAGTCGTTCATCAAGCCTCTACCTATAAAAACCACTAAAGAGACCACGATCCACTTGTTTTGCACCAACGCAATCTTCAAGGGGAATCTCGTTTCAAAACTGCTGTGCTCAAAGTCCCATAACATCGGACCAAACTACACTCGTTTCGCAAGCTTCAAAGTCGAGGTGCCGCTTGGATAATCTACTTCTGATCCTTTCCACAAACACAACAGAATCAACAAGTTCGGCAATCTCAGCGATCATCATTTTTACCCTCAGTCTAATCACCCTCATGACCCAATATCGACTCTGGCAAACGCAAAGGATTGTTTTCTTCCAGCGTCAACTGCTCGAGGACCAAGTTGCACTCATACTCACCCAAAGATTGCTGGATGTCCACTCCCAAAGCCATGGAAAACGAAACGATACTAAGGTGGAATGATGCCACTCATCGACAAGCCAACGCATACCGTCGTCTTCTGCCTTTCCTCCAGCAGAGAACCACTGAACGTCGTTCTTGAAAGAAACTTTCTGAGGTGTCGGTGGTCAAAGTCCGGTCGACTAAACGGGAAGCTTCTGGGACGAACTGAAATACTTTTGTTTGATCATGTAATCGATCAGTTGAAGGAGATTGCTGAACGTGGATCTAAAAGGCTACCTCAAAAAACAGGGACTAAGAAACCTGCCAAAGCCGCTGGAAAACCCTCTGGATCTTCAACCAGAAATTCTTCTCCATCCAAACATTCCAAGACCACTTCATCAAGTGGCTCCAAGAAATATTCTCGGAAATAAATGGTGGGCCAAAGAGAAGAAAGCTGCCGCTGCATCTACAAACAACCACTGCCGATCCTGTGGTGTTCACAAGTCAAGAGCCAGAGCTCGCCAATGGATTGAAGGACACGAAATATACACCATAGACTATGAAGCCGGAACAGCCACTTACGAAGAAACGGTTCCACTCTGTCACTACTGCCACAACTTCATCCATGATGGCCGAATGCTGAGTCTTCTCCAGCAGAACAAGTTCCCTGCCCAAAAGTATGCTGCCATCATACAACATGGTGATCGCGTTCTCAGTCAAGCTGGGTTGGCTCGACCACCACTCAATGAACGAGAACATCAGATACAATTGCTTGCCAACAAAGGGGTTCTGGCCCCTTGGGATAGTTGGCGGTTGATTCTGTTCGGTAGACAGTATCCACCAAAGTACAAAAACGAACGTGAATGGAAAACTGGACACAACATTTCTGAAGAGGAATAGTAGATGCTGGTCTCATTTGACACTGAAACCACTGGCGTTGACTTCCATCATGGAGCAATGCCGTTCATTGTTACATTCTGCAGCGAAGACGGAAATGTCACCTACTATGAATGGGATGTTGACCCCTACACTCGAATCCCAAAGATTCCACTCGCTGACAAGAAGCAAGTCAAAGCCACGTTCGGTCGCCAACAAACTCTCATTGCCCACAACCCACGATTCGACGTCCGTGCAATTTCCACTTTCATCCCAGACGTTCTTGACATTATCAAAGGTGGATGGTCTTCCATCAAAGACACTTTGCTTCTGTCACATATTCTGGCGAGCAATCAGCCCCACGATCTCACAACCCTCTCCCTGATCTATGTCGGTGTGAATATTCTGCCTTATGAAGAGGCAATGAAAGAACACATCATCGAAGCCCGAAAGCTTGCCAAGTCTGAATTCCCGAAGTGGCGTATTGCAAAGGCAGGTGATCCTACCATGCCATCCGCAAAGGAAACTGTCTGGAAGCTTGACATGTGGCTTCCAAGAGCCATTGCTCAGGAGAAGGGATACTCTTCAGATCATCCTTGGTGGAACTGTACTGCAGAATACGCCAACGTTGACTCAACGGTCACAGTCCCGCTCTACAAGAAGATGCTGGAAATTCTTCGAGAACGTGACCTTGAAAAGATCTATGACTTCAGACTCAAGTTGCTGCCTGTAATCCATACGATGGAACAAAGTGGCATCACTATGTCTGAGGATCGAACTGAAGAACTGATGATCCGCTTACAGGAAGAAGCCAACACTTCACGTGAAGCTTGTATTGAAGCCGCAGACAATGAAATCAGTCACTTGCCAATCAGTGGCAATAGCAACGACCTGAAGAAGATCATATTCGACAAATTCAAGCTGACATCTCACCTGACCACCGACAAAGGAAACCCCTCACTTGACAAGACTGTGCTGAGCCGGTGGGTTGATACTCTTCCCCAGAAATCAAAGCCCCACAAGTTCATAACGAATCTGCAGCGTTTCCGTAAACGTATGACTGCGGTCAGCTATATCAACAGCTACCACAAATTCTGGAAGCCTTGTGACGATCGCGGAACCATGAAGGTCTTTCCCTCAGTAAACCCAACGGGCACGGACACGCTTCGATTCGCATACAACAATCCAAACGCCCAACAAGTTTCAAAGCAAGAAGAAGTGAATCTTCGCTATTGCTATGGTCCCGGCCCCGGTCGTGAATGGTGGTCACTCGACGCGAAGAACATTGAATTGCGATTGCCAGCCTATGAATCCGGCGAGCGTGAACTCATCGATCTGTTCGAACATCCTGATGATTACCCATACTATGGTTCAACCCACCTTCTCAACTTCCACACCATCTACGATGATCTGTGGAACAAAGAACTCGGAACCATCTGCAAGGAATGCTGTAAGGGTCAACGAGTCGACGAAAAACTCATCGGTCCTCACTGCAAGAAGAAGTTCGCTTCATCATGGTATCAGTGGGTGAAGAACGGCGGCTTCGCTGTTCAGTATGGTGCCGTCGACATTACCAAAGAAGACACATGGGGAACTGCTGACATTGCCTTTCACAAGAAAGGTGCCCACAGTTTGTTGAAAGCACGATTCAGCAACCTCACTGAACTAAACCAGCATTGGATCGACTACGCCAACGAACACGGCTATATTGAAACAATGCCAGACATCACTGTTGATCCTGAACACGGCTATCCACTACTCTGTACCCGATCGAACTGGGGAAGAATTCTTGAAACTGTGCCCCTCAACTATAGAACACAAGGGACAGCAATGTGGGTGATGTGCCGCATGATGGTGGCAACAAATGAATGGATTCAATGGTATAATACCCGACCCGGTTTGGGAGCGTCTGGTCCAGCATTCTTAGCTTTGCAAGTTCATGACGAAATCATCATTGATCTTCCAAAACGAAAGAACATGAGCAACCTGCCGAAGCTTCGCAAACTGAAACACGCACTTGACCAAATTGGCTTTGACCTTATTCCGCAAGTTCCCCTCACTATGGGGATCGAGTACCATCCTGTTCACTGGGCAGAAGGGATCACAGTGGCATGACGACTTATTCAGAACGTGTAAAGTCTTCTTTACATGTTGGATATAAGTATCTCCATCATGTTTCTGGTGAAAGTCGAAAAATGACCATCTGACCTTGGATAAAAGAGTTCAGTACAAAGACGGTCCCGTTACAGTCAACCGCGAAGGTTGTCCTGCCTCTGAATTCTTCCCGATCACTCTTATGTCAGAAGTGATTGAATGCCCCAGCTATAATCAAAGACAGGGAGGCACTCGTAAAACATTGTATTGTGTTGATTGTTATCACGACAGATTCTAAGGATCCAACTATGATCATAGACCACAACCAATTCAGCGATCTTCCTTGGTTTGCACAGGACACTAAGTACAATTCCGTTCTCATCGAGGTTGGTGAAACAACACTTGTGTCCGCCTTCAAAGCATGGGAAAAACTCGCCACGCTTTCACCAACGTTCAGCAAATTCCTCAAATCACTAATCGACCCCTGAACCATGAACAACGAACAACAACAACAAATCGCGAACTCAATTGCCCACTCCGCATTTCAGGTCATTGAGATGTTTCGTCAAGTGCTAACCGAATACGAACGGCCGAGCACCGTCTACAAACCAAAGTTGACACTAGATGGTAATGTATGGATCGCTTGCCTTGGTGATAATCTACAGGAGGGTGTAGTCGGATGTGGTGATAGTCCAGCTTCAGCGATGGCAAATTTCGACTATGTCTGGTACAGAAAGCAAGCCGAAAAATGACCACACCAACGAAGCAACAGATGTTGGAGCATGGAACAGAAGGATCTGATTGTTGGACAGACACAGAACAATCAGTTTGTGAGTGGATCAAAACATCTGTTGATTCCCACTTTCTGGTTCGAGAATTCAAACCCATTAGGACTAATCAAGATGAGTGAAATCAAAGTACGCTGCGGCTCTTGCTTCAAAGAGCACATGTTCAACCCCGACACCGAACACTTTCCAACCTTGAAAATCGATTCCAGAGACGGTACACTGTACTACCACTGTCTCTGCAGAGCGAAACCAGTCATCGCCGTCAAGATGCACAATGGCCTTGGCATGGGGATCTGGACACAATTTTTCATCCTTTCAACCAACACATCCGGAGAAGATCAAATGGCCAGTTCTGTCAAGCTGTCGAAAAGCGACGAAGACTTTCTCAAGATTATCCGCAAGATGCACGTTCATCAGCGTGCTGCCCACTGGATCAAAACCCGCGAACAGATTCGTCAAAAGAAAGTTGCTGGTCGTGCATTCCCTTGGTCCGAAGATCCAATCCTCAACAACTACAGATTCTGCAACGTTCGTCGCATGGACGACAAGGTTTCACAATGGCTGATCAACAACTGGTATGATCCACACCGTGGCCACAGAAACATCCCTGTCGCTGCAGCAACTGCTCGCATCTTCAACAACCCCGAAGCCCTTGATAAGATCACAAGGCTGATCTTTTCCCCAGCAGAGATCAACTGGGAGAAAATTCAGACGATCCTGCAAGACCACCGCGACCAAGGGAACACAATCTTCAACGGTGCATATATCGTAAGCACTGCTGGAGCAACCGGCGACAAACTCGAATTCGTGATCAAGAAATACTTAAAGCCCTTCCGTCTCAAACCCGACACAGATTCCATGCAACACACGTGGAAAATGATCAAGAGGAACTTTGGATTCGCTTCGTTCATGTCGGGTCAAGTTGTCGCTGATCTACGCCACGCTGAACATGGCCTATGGCTTGATCGAAAAACGTGGGCACCCGCTGGCCCCGGTTCGCTTCGTGGACTGAACAGGTTCTTTAGTCGCGATATCGGCCACTCAATCACCGCTGGCAGATTCCAAGAAGAATTTGGCGAATTCATGCAAACCATGGAAGACCACACTTCAAAACAATTCGTGACTCGGCTCGAAGCAATGGACTTTCAGAATTGCCTGTGCGAATTCGACAAGTATGAACGAACATTGTTTGGTGAGGGACGACCGAAACAACTATATGCAGTCCCAGAACCAAAATCAGATTTCGGCACACGCCACGCAACCCGCAAACGCAAGCCAACCAAGTAAGCCCAAACCTTGCCCAAAATACCACGCTGAAGGCCCCTAGAAGGCCCCACAATCGCCGATAATCGCCAACCCGACCCAACCTAGAGCCAACCTAAACCAAACGCCACAGCGAGCCAGCCAAAGCTCTTGTTCCAACCGAAAACACAACTAAGAAAGCCCAACCATGCCCACCGTCGATAACCCCGCACCAAAGGGGGGCGTTCTCAGAATCAAACTTGAAACCAAGATGGGAACAGCCAAACCGCTGATCAGACCCGGCACAAGCGACCTGAACGTGCTCAAGGAAGTTCTGATTGCCAGAGTCTACCGAAAAGCCACAATAAACTTTGATGTTGAAGCTGGTGAATCATGGCTTGATCTTGGTGCCAACATTGGGGCGTTTACTTTGTATTGCCATCTGAACGATGCTTCGTGCATGGCGTTTGAACCAGAACCAAGATGCTTTGAATTGCTTCAGATGAACGTAGGGAATTTTCCAGAATGTGAAATCCATTGTGCAGCAGTCACGTCTTCAACCCAAAAGTTTCTACAACTATATCCAAGCAACCGTACAGGCAACCACAGTCGAAGCACGTTCCATCCAACGCGGATTGGACTGAAAGATTTTCCGACCAAGGTGGCCAACAGATGCATCAACACGCTTGAAGGCTTCGATGGAATCAAGATGGACATTGAAGGCAGCGAGTTTGGAATCATGGATTCTGGCCTGATTCCAAAGTGCAACAAACTGGTGATGGAATACCATTCGTCGCGAGATCCATCGTGTGCAAACCTGAAACGTCGGCTCCAGATTCTGAAGGACTGTTTCAAGGTGGTGTCCTACCCTGCAGAACTTGATCGGCTGGCTCAACTCAAGGGGAACCAAAAGCCGTTCTGCGATCGCATGATCCATTGCAAGGGGTGGAAAGGTGGCTAACAGCGTTCAATCGAGTACGTAAAGAAACCCCGGTGGTTTATACCGGGGTTTCAGTTGCGTCAGATTGTGAGGGGCTGATCACTTGCCCTTCTGTTCCTTCTGCCACGTGGCCAAAGCTGCCTTGCCCTTTTCGGTGATGCTGTACAGGAGCGGCGTGTTCACCGAATCACCAGCAGCGTTCGTCGTTTCATACTGGGCGACCTTGGTCATTCCCAGTGAGGTCAAGCTGTTCGGGTATGGCGTCCCCGCTCCGCTCTGCTTTGCTAAATACTGGGTCAGGTTGTTGATTGCAATTCCCGCTTCTTCGGCAATCGCCTTGTAAGACAGTTCACCAGCCTTGCTGGAGCCCTTGAACAGAACTGTCTTGCTCTTGGCGAGACATGCAAGGATCTTGAAATGAACCTTCCCCGGTCCCCGTGACACACTCTCGCCCTTCGTTTCGGCCTTCGTGGCCTTGGTTGCTGCTTTCTTCGCTGGCTTGGCAGATGACTTGGCAGCGTTCTTCGTGGATGATTTGGCCATTACTGTAAACCTTTCAACTGAACCGAAAAAACTTAACCCTGAGAGCAAACAATTGCTCCCGACGAAATGAATGATCGTCTTACCCGAAAGCAAAGTAAACCCCAGCAACCAAAAACTGACAAGTTTTCTGAAAATAATTTTCACCAGTCTTTTGCTCTGTTTTTAGAACCAACCAACCAACCAACCAACCCGACTTTTTTCTTGCAAGACCCAAAATGCATTTCAAATTTCAGAACGTGAATGACGCCTTCGAATCCATTGTTCGCGGCATTGCTGACGAAACCATTCCCACCATCAGCACACCATCCCGCAACGGTCCGGTTCTGCAAATCGAAGAACCAGTGATCGTGACCTATACAAATCCCAGTCAGCGTTTGCTGCTGAACAAAGAAAGGGATGCCAACCCGTTCTTCCACTTGTTTGAAGCCATGTGGATGCTCGCTGGTCGAAACGATCTTGACCCACTGCTCAAGTTCGTCAAAACGTTCGGCCAATTCTCTGACAATGGCAAAACCCTAAACGGTGCCTACGGTTATCGCTGGCGGGCCGCCATGGACAAAGATCGTGAAGGCAACTTCTACAGTCACCCAATCGACCAGCTTGATCTGATCATCTCACACCTGAAAGCCACTCCGGGTTCAAGGCGAGCAGTTCTGCAGATGTGGAACGTTGAAGACGATCTTCTGCGGATCAATCCTTCCTTCATCACAGATAAGAAAGATTGTCCAGACTGTGGCAGAGATTGGGGTCACTCCTATTGTGGAACATGTTTTGGAAATAGACATGTATTCAAGACTATTGAAGTCCCACCATCAAAAGATGTTTGCTGCAACCTGTCAGTCATGTTCTCGATCAAGACTGAGCATGTCAACCACAACTGGTCCCACAACGAGCTCGTGAGCAACATAGAACGTGAACATGAAAAATCGTTGCTTGCCAGAAGCGACGGCGATCTTGCGGGAGTGGTTGCCTGTACCAACAGGATCAAACTCTATCAGGCAGGTTTCAAGTACAAAACGAAAACCCTTGACATGACTGTAACAAACCGTTCAAACGACATTGTCTGGGGAATGCTGGGAGCGAACTACGTTCACTTTTCTTTCCTTCAGGAATACATGGCATGTGGCTTGAATGTCCATGCTGGCCTATACCATCACTTCACCAACAATGCCCACGTCTACACGGAAACCAATTCCGGCTTCCATCCCAACAAATGGCTGAAAGCTGATAAAATTCAGTTTGCTTACCCTGACCACAACGGATTCACCAAAATCAAATTGTTCGAAGACTTTCAAAGACCAGACTTTGACAGCCAAGTCCAACGCTTCGTCAGCAACCCGTCGGATTGTGCCTTCAAGAGTGTTATCCCAAAACCACTGCCTTTCTTCCAGCATGTAGCATTCCCGATGATTCGTGTCTGGGACACGTACAAAGAATTCGGAGCTGTTGAAGCTGCCAAGCTTCTCAAAGAAATCGAAAGTGAAGATTGGCGACTTGCTTGTTCCATCTGGCTCGATCACCGCACCAAACCTTCAACAACCCAAAAAGGAGTATAAGTGGCCACAGACCATCTTCCATACCTGATCCAAGGTACGTATCCACCCGTCAACTCAAAGATCGACTTTTCAAAGCGTTACAAGAAAGGAGAATTCGGCAACGCCTCACCAACATGGAACACACTGCAGGACTTCATGAGATCTGGCTATGACAAAGGTCCAGTCCATCTCAGAAACAGAATCGCAGGTGGTCCAACGTGGTACGATGTTCCATGTGACAAAGTTTTCGAGATGTGGGACTACGTGTTGAATCTCGGCGTCACCAGTGATCAACTTTACATATCAGCAATGGCCCCAACAGAAAGGACCGTCCTTCAGGGAGAAGTTATTCAAAGCAATCGTGGGGGTCTCGACTTCCACTACAGTACACTCGCAAAGACCATGCGTGAGTCTTTGAGGGAAAAATCTCATTACGTTTCAGGGGAAATTGCCAGACGTATCATTCAGTCAGAGCTCTGTCCAAGATCTTACGACTGGCTGCAAATCCTCTTGGAACGTTATCCGTTTCACGTTGTCGAATTTTCAACCTACGCTGTTGAGTGGGGAACTATCCCCGGCTTCAACACTGTGTTCTGGGAAGTCCGGAACTACTAACTAACATTTCATTTCATTCTAGGACAACACTTATGACAACTACACCAAACCAACCTGAACCAGAATCAGGTCTGTTCAACATCGAGCAGACACCAATCGATCCAAACAATACGGAGTTTGTCGAATGCCTGATCACACCAGACCAGTATCAACACCTTGCTCAGAGGACTGAATGCGATCATGGTCTGGCTCTCTACCGGATCAACGAAAATCGAGATCTGGCTGTTCGCCTCATGCATTCAGTGTTCGGCATGATGGGTGAACTTGGTGAACTCGCCACAGCCCTTGAACACTGGTTGTGGTATGGCAAGCCCTTTGATCGAGTCAACTTCATCGAAGAACTCGGCGACACAAACTGGTATCAAGCTGAAGCTCTCAATGCTCTGAAAGCCAGGTTAGAAACAGTTCTGGTCACAAACATCGAAAAGCTGAGGAAGCGTTACCCTCATAAGTTTACACCCGAGAACGCAACCAATCGTGACTTGAACGCTGAACGACAGGCTATGGAACAAGCCATAACCAACCCCAAAGGCTTCTCTGACTCTTATGATTTCGGTCCAGAAGCTCAAGCCCCGAAAGACTCAAAGCCACGTGAAGTTCATGATGACTTCGAGGTCGGTGGTGATGATCTTCCGAAGGATGAAGAGAACTAGGATCTGCACTGGTTCATTATAGTTCTGTGTGGTATAATGTCCGACCCCCGACGAAGCATAATGTTTCGTCGGGTTTTCTCTTGACAAGGAATAAACTGTGCCATTGATCGATAAACCTGACGAAATCTCGGAAACTGTTTCTCCCTATATCTTTCATGGATTAGACTTTCGTCAGTACCCAAACAGTAAGGATGCAACCACAACCTGCCCCTTCTGCGATCGACCCGGAAAATTTTCTGTCCTCTTGAAAACTGGTCAATGGAGATGTGTTGCTTGCAATGAAGGTGAAGACAACGGTAAAGCTTTCCGTGGTGGAAACGCGATGGTGTTCATCCGCAAGCTTTATGAGTATTGCCTGAACGACAGTGAAAACTATACCAAGGCCCTTGTCTCCCTTGCTGAAAAACGTGGATTTCTCGACGCTGATGTTCTACAATTGTGGGGTGTCACCCGTTCTATCATCTCAGGCGAATGGCTGGTCCCAGCCTACAGCACAGACAGCATTCTCAGAAATCTCTACCGTTATGTCAACATCAACGGGAAAATGAGACTACTGTCTGGTCCAAAGCCATCATTTCACCACCAAATCTTCGGTATGAATCTGTGGGACAAATCCAAGCCCCGCGTGATCATCTGTGAAGGTGTGTGGGATGCCATCGCTCTCTATGAAGTGATGAAGCAAACCAAGATGACCGATGAAGGTATCCTCACCGTGACTGGCTCAGAACTGCACAGTCTCCTGAACGACACCAACATCATCGCCTTGCCGGGTTGCAACGTCTTTCATGAAAGCTGGTGTTCTCTGCTGTCTGGCAAAGACGTCATCTTCATGTTCGACAATGACCATCCTCGCAATCATCCAAAGACTGGTCAAATAATCCAACCCGCTGCACTGTCTGGCATCGCTACGATCTGCAGTGTCATCTCTTCCTCAGGAAGACCACCTGCCTCGATTTCCTATTTAAAGTGGGGCGAGAAAGGATACAGCGAAGCACTACCTGACGGAATGGACTTGCGGGACGTATTTGTAGCGGCAGGAGAAGCCCTAGCTTCCCGTATAAACGCCTTCTCCGAACTAGCCGACCAAATACACCCCGCCGAGCCAGAGTGGCTTAAAGGGGGTGCCAGCGGCTCTAAAACGTATGGTAGTGGAACCGGCGTTACCGTCTGCGAACCATGTTCTCGCTTCAAAGATCTGATCAACGCATGGCGTCGAGCAATGAAGTGGACTGAAGGGCTTGAAGATGCTCTGACCACAATGTTAGCTTCCATCATCTCAACGAAAGTTGCTGGCGATCAATTGTGGGTCAAGATCATTGGTCCTGCATCCTGTGGAAAGACTACACTCTGCGAAGCCATTTCCACAAACCGTCAATATGTCTTCCCTAAAGACACTATGACCGGTCTGTTCTCTGGCTACGTATCAGTAAAGAACAGTGGTGAAAATATGTCGATGGCAGAACTCCTCGATGACAAAACTCTAGTCATCAAGGATGCAGACACCATTCTGCAAAACCCTGCCATCGGTCAGATCCTCTCACAGTTTCGTGCATTCTATGACCGTTCAGTTCGAACACAATACAAGAACGAGATGAGCAAGGATTACGAAAACATTTCCACAACTGTGATCCTATGCGGCACGTCTTCCCTCAGAATGATCGACAGCAGTGAACTAGGAGAACGTTTCCTGGACTGTGTCATCATGGAAGGTGTTCCAGATGAACTTGAAGATGAAATCCTCAACAGAGTCGCCCGCCGTGTTGCTTCAACTATGACTATGGAAATGGGTTCTGGTGGTGGTAGCCAAACACAATCACCAACCCTCACGACAGCAATGCAATTGACTGGTGGATACATAGAACATCTCAGAACAAACGCCTTCGACCTGATTGGTCAGATTGATCTACCTGACGATGTTCTGTTCCGCATTACCCGATTCGCCAAGTTCACAGCATTCATGAGAGCAAGACCCTCTGAGAAGCAAAAGGAAATCGCTGAACGTGAGTTCGCTTCACGGCTGACTTCACAGCTTATTCGTTATGCAGTGTGCACCGCTGCTGTGATGAACAAGAAGAAAATCGACAAAGAGGTTTTCAAGAGAACCCGCAAGAGAGCTCTCGACACTTCAAGGGGCCAAACTCTTGAAATCGCCCGCCTATTGTATGCTGCAGACGAGGACGGTCTTGTGCTAAGTTCTATCACCACACTAATCGGAGACTCAATGCATAACGTAAAAAACCTTCTGCGATTCCTAAGAAAGATCGGCGTCATTGAAGTATTTGACCGAAAGAAAGCCCGTGGCATCAAAGGGGTGCCAGCCTATAGACTGACCCCTCGCATGAGAATTTTGTGGGAACAAGTTTACGAATTTCAAGGATAATAAACCATGACGAACCCAGCGTATCCAAACCTCGACCGTGACCTAATGATCAACGTCAAATCCCTTGTTGCAAGCGTTGAGCAAGGGTTGTCCACTATCAACGATCTACACAAGATCGAAGACATGCTGCAGGAGTATCACGAAGCTAAGGCAGCTTCCACGCATAGTTCACTGAGAAGACCTGCAGGCCACCTCTACGATTGGACTACAAACTACACGTCCGACGTCTACATGTTTCCTCTGGTGAACTTCTCCGGCTCAACTGCTCCACGAGTCATACTGAACGACAAAGACGTTTCATACAAGGAAATCTCCCGCTGCTACACAGGCCACACTGGATGGATCGACGTTCTTGAACGTAACAAAAACGGTGCAGTGGTCGCAGTCGAAGGACCTGGAGGAAGGCTTGAAACTTCCTACGTCCGCTTGACTGGCAGAGTTGAACTTTATACCCCAATTCCAATCCAGAACCAAAAGGTTGTCACAGATGGTGAAGAAAGCCCTAAGTAAGTCCCAACATCTGATAATGGAACATCTTGAAAAGGGAATGGTCCTTCAAGCTACTGTCGTCAGATCTGCAGAAGGAAAAATCCTGCACATTGGAAAGTTCTGGTGGAACCAAAAACCTGAAGGGCTTTCACGGAACGCTTCTATCACCACACTTCAAGATCTAAGATCACGGCGTCTAATCCTTTTCAGATACACCAAGTTCAAATGCACCGTTCTCAGAGCCTTTCCTCAGGAAAGAAAACATGACCCCAGAACAACGAAACAAACTGATGGAGTCAGCCAGAATGGACAACCCAAACCGCCTATCAACCCATGAAACTCTCAGCCGCGTGGTCTTAGAACACACTAAGAAGATCAGAGAACTGGAATACAGACTATTTCTACAACACCTAATATTAGTTGTCTTGACTCTGTATAGTTTCATGAGTATGTTCTTCTAAACCCCTTGGTTAATTCTTTGGTATCGGGATTTTAACCTAAGTCGTTTCGTGGTTTAATGTTCCGCATTATGGAGGACAACTCATGGACTTAAACGGTATTGCAGGGAGAAAGCTTCCAAGCCGTCGCAAGAAGAAGAAAGCGAAGAAGACTCCCGAAGAAAAGCCCTTGACAACGTTTCTGAATGAGGACGACATTTCAGAAGCTAACCAAGGTATTCGTGATTTGACTCAAGTCAAAGCCAACTTAAAGGCTATTGACAAGAAAGTCGAAAAGCGAATGAAGAACAACAACGAAGTGAACTTTTATACGTGTTTAGTCTTTCAATCGTGGGCACAGAAAATGGCTTTTTTGGAAGCCTGTGGACCAGTGCTCGCGGTTGACGACGTATTTATCGACGGTGAATCGTTTGCCAAACGTTTTAACATACCAATCCCACATGAAGAATTTGCTATAATACACTCTCACCTAAACAAGAGACTTGCCGCTCTAGCGAAGATTTCTGAACATCGCCAGAAGATAAAAAGTCTCGAATCAGAGGGATTGGCATTTGGCTGACAAACTCCCAACCAAGGCTCTGTCACTGAAACCCGAATGGGAACAACTCGTTTACAACGAAGAGAAGCTGATCGAGAATCGCTCGTGGCGAATAAAGCCCGAGAATCTCCCGATCACTATTGCGATCCATCGCAGTGGTAAGAGTGGGGCAATTCGCTGTATTGCAGACGTTGCTGAGATCTTGACCGTACCACAAGCCAAGAAAAGATTCCATTCACAAGCAAAGCACATCTTTGGCCCTTATTGCTTTGTCTTGTCCAACATTCGAAGACTTGACACCCCGGTCTATTGTCGGGGCCAGTTACGCCTCTGGAACCTAGGCGAATCACTCCTTTCAGAAATCAAGGAGAACTTGAATGGCGAAGAAAGCATCTAAGAAAGCCTCAAAGAAGGCTACGAAGAAGATGCCTGGCAAGAAAGCCACGAAAGCCGGAACAACACGTTTCCTCAAGGCAATGTGGAAGAAAGGCGGCAAGAAGAAAGCTGCCAAGAAGGGTAGCACCAAGAAAGGTGGATCATCCGAAGGTGGTGGCGGTGGGGGTTAATCACTATCTCTGCTTGAGCAACAGAAGATCAGCATTCCTCCTCAATCCATAATCCAAAGAGCACGCAAGGGTCAAACTTTGCGTGCTTTTTTATTTGGAGGGACAACTATGTTGCTTGATGATTACAAACCAAAGGGTACACCAGACTCCAGAGCTCTCTGTGAAGAGATCGCTAAACGTTCAGATGGAGTTTGCATATTGGGATTCAGTCGTGGAAAGGATTCAGTCTGTGCATGGATTTGGCTCAGACAGTTCTTTCATACAATCATCCCCTATCATGGCTGTTCATGCCCAAACCTGACATTCGTCGATGAATCACTAGACTACTATGAACACATATTCGGAACCAAAATCGAACGGTTCATAGATGGTGAAATCTCAAGAGCTCTTGGCCGACAGTGGTATCAGCCAATCGAACGTGAAGACCAGATTGAAGCCCTTGATCGTTGGCTATACACCAACAACGACATCGTTGATTACTTGCGAATCAAACACAGCCAGCCCCAAGCGTATGGTGCATTCGCATTGTCTCTTCACGACAACATGTTCCGTAAGATGATCATCAAGCGTGGCTCAAAGCATGGTGAACCCGCCTACGCTGGAGCAATTCGTTCAAAGGTCAGAACGTTCTATCCCTGTTTCGATTGGACTACTGACCAGATCATTTCCACTATTGAAGATTGTGGTATTGCCCTGCCTGATGATTACCTAATCTCAAACAGAACTATCGCTGGCATTCCTCACAACCGGAACTTGGATCGCTTCATCAAACTGTATCCTGACGACTTCGAAAAGATGCAGAATCTGTTCCCTCTAATCAAAGCACAGTGGGCACGTAATGAGTTTCGCAAGATGAAGTGTCAAGACCCATCAAAGTATTACCCAAACGGAATCATCACGGTCGATAAAGTCATCGCGGCTCTTCCTCAGGAAATGCAACCGAAGCCTGATAAAAAATCATCCCGAAAGCGTACCCAAACCAAACCAAAATCCACCAAATCCACCAAATCCACCAAATCAGAGAAGAACAAATGAGAACCATAGTCCTCAAAGACATGTATAAGTTTAATGCATACAGATCGAGAATGCTGCTTGAGAGATTCAATGGTCCAGAAACCCATACTAAAACAATACGCCTCGAGATATTCACAGAGAAGGACAAAGGGGAGTTCTTAGTAGTTGAAGCTATAAATCCACATGCCAATGCTTATGACAGTTATTACATCGAAATTCGTACGGGAGAAATTCTCTTCATAGTTTAATCTGTAGGGCCAAACACTATACAACAACTATAATCGAAGAACTCCTCGTGTACAGAGAAGAGAGAAGAGAGAAGAGAGAAGAGAGAAGAGAGAAGAGAGAAGAGAGAAGAGAGAGTATAAGAAGTGGGTGGAGGTTGGGAAAATGGGGAGATTTCAAAAAATTTTCTACACTTTACTTTTTGAAAGTCTTCTGTAGAGAATACGCCCCACTGAGGACGACCAATAAAAAGGACACTTGCTGAGGACATCTCTGTGGCAACAAAAGTGAAGCCTTCAAAGCGTGGCGGGAATGTTGAAAACCTTACAGCACAACAGCAGATCTTCATTGAGGCACTATTCGCTGACAAAGCGATGAATGCCAACAAAGCTGCGAAAGCTGCCGGTTACAAAGTTGATGGTTCAAAGGTTCTGGAGAACCCAAACGTCCGAGCAATACTAGCCAAGCGTCTCAACACAATTCTATGGGAGCACAAGACCGAAGCCGAACGTGTCCAGCGAGAACTTGAATCCATCGCTTTCATGAATCCCCAAGATTTATTGAAACCAGATGGTTCAGTGATGAAGCTGCAGGAGATGCCTCAACACGTTGCTCGAACAATCAAGCGACTGCAGGTATCCTACACTGAAGAGGAAAATGAAGATGAGACCGTTACTGTCATCAAACACGTACAGATCGATTTCTGGGACAAGATGGGTGCTCTCGAAATGTTAGCCCGTCGTCTTGGTCTGTTCCAACCTACTCAACACGATGTCAATGTCTCTCTGAAAGTCAACTGGGATGAAATGGTACGACCACATGCCATCACTCAAGAGGAACAGGAAGAACGAATCGATCAGGACGATCCAATCGAAACTCGCTTACGCTTACTAATGGATCAACCCCTTCCTTCTTCAATGAATCCCGCTGGAACTTCTGTTGAGGTGCTCTAATCCTCAAAGAGGTTCTAGTTCATGCCCCCGTTGGATTCGATTGCCGCCCGACCCTTCGAATCCGTGAGACTCCTGTTCTGAACCTGCAGGATGTGCTCCGGGGGCTGTCCACTGTTTCGTTTCTGTCCATCTCCCAAAGTATTGATGAGGACTATTAATGATAACTCACACCTATGTTGTCATGCAAGTATCACCCTCAACGTACAAGGAAATCAATGACAAGCTGCTCGCTACAGGATATCATGGACACTTAATCCCAAAGCGTGAATACGGAACTCTGCTTTCGATGCAGGGCATTGCTCTGGCGGTTGATTCAGACTCTGCTGATGAATCAACTACTGCTCAACAAACCGCTGAAGCTCCTTCGAGCTCAGATCAATGAGCACGATAGAACTTCCACCACCTAAGAAGCCCTTGAGGATTATGGACCCTCTTGAGTTTCTTAGATGGAATTGGCCGAACATCACAATCTATAGGGAGCAAAAGAAAGTCCTAATCTCTGTAATGGAAAATGATGAAACGGTTGTCCCTGCTGGAAATCAACTTGGCAAAGACTTCATCGCTGCATACGCTGCCCTGTGGTTCTTCCTCAGCAGACAATCCCGCGTAGTCACAACCTCAGTGAAGCACGACCAATTGAAGGACGTTCTGTGGGGCGAAATCTCTCGCTTCATCAAAACATCAAAGCACGAACTACCAATCCGCCACACTCACTTACACGTCCGTCGAACTGACAAAGAAGGGAATGACATTCCGCTCTGGGAATTAGTTGGTCAAGTATCAAACAAAGATGAAGGACTTCTCGGACGACACTTGGAACGTGGACCATTCAACGAGCCTACAACTATGGCGATCTTCGACGAAGCTTCAGGTATTGACACTGGTGTCCACAATTCAACTGAAACGTGGGCTCATCGAAAGCTGATCATTGGCAACACGTTCCCATGCACGAACTTCTTCTATTCAGCAGTGAAAGAAGGTGATCAACCACGTATTGGTGCTCCAGGATTCTACCGAAAGGTGATCCGTATCAAAGCCGAGGATTCACCCAACGTAAGACTCGGCCTTCTGCAAGTTGCTCGTGGCGAAGAACCAACTCATGAAATCTTGATTCCCGGTCTCAAGGATTATGCAACCTACATAAAACATCGTCACACAATGAGCAAGGTGATGCAGACCATCTCGCTCGATGCCCAATTCTATGAAGGTGCATCAATCCTGATGTATCCTCCGGAATGGCTCAACCGTTCTGCTGCCATCGCTGAAAAGCTTGTCCTTGAGAAGCAATCTCGAAAAGCCCGTGCAATAGGTGTTGACACTGCTGAAGGTGGTGACTCAACAGTCTGGACTGTTGTCGACGAATATGGGATTCTCGAGCAACTGTCAATGAAGACGCCAGACACTTCGATCATCCCAACAATCACTCTCACACTCATGTCAAAGTGGGGGGTTGCTGCTGAAAACGTTTTGTTCGACCGTGGTGGAGGTGGTAAACAACACGCTGACTTGATGAGAAAGCAAAACCATTTCGTCCGCACAATCTCATTTGGTGAATCTGCATCTCCTGAAATGCGTCCTGTCGTTCCTTATCTCTCGTTTATGAAAGAAGTTGATGTCTCTGAAACACAAATGGTCTTCAAGAACCGCAGAGCTCAGATGTATTGGTTGCTGCGGCAATTGATGGACGAGAATTGGAACCCTCGCGGATTCGGTATTCCAGCAACTCTCACTGAACTGCGAAAGCAACTTGATCCAGTCCCTCTTCTACTCGGCGATGAGGGACAGATCTATCTTCCACCAAAGCGTCGATTACCCGGATCAAAATCAACTCAACCAACGATGACCGAACTTGTAGGTTGCTCACCTGACGAAGCTGACTCAGCGGTTCTGGCAGTGTTCGGTTTACTGAATCCTCGAAACAAGACGATCAAGGTTGGTGCAATCTCCTAGACCATCCATGATCATAGCGGCAACCACTCTTCCCCAGCAGAAAGTACAGGGTATCCTGATGAACCAAATCACTAAGCTCATTGGTGCTCCTCTCGGAAAGATCTTCTTCGTCTTCTTCTGGGGATTCACAAAGATCCTCATGATGTTGTTTGGGCGTGGTCCTTCCGACATGTGATAAACATATAAGTTAATTACAGGCAATCAGTGATTTAGTTTTAGGGTTAGACAATTTAGACTTAACCTATAAATTAAACACATGTGGATGGTTGATCCACGCGACACGCGGAACAAATCAGAGAGTCAAAATGCCCCTGCAACCTATCAAATTCTGGATCGGACCTCCGCAAGGGGTGACGACTCCCAGCAGCGGAATCGGAGTCATGGCAATCGGCACTACCTTTCAGGTCGGCTAATCAATGTCCAATCGACCAAAATATCCTGACAAACTTTCCGCACGACTTGCACAGTCAGGCCCGAACCCCACCGCCCACACTGAAAGATTCCCATGAACCTTCTCTCCCTGATCCAGCAACACTGCAGCGCCGAGGCCACGTCCGGAGACTTCACGGCCGTCGCGGCAAAGCTGAATGCAACATCCGTCGTCGTCCACGATGGTCAGCCCGTATCGATGGCGAGGACGCTTGCCGCACTGATCGCTGCCGGCATTGATCCAGATCCGGTCATTGCCGTGTTTGAAGCGACACCCACGGGACGAAGCGGATTGGCGAAGCTGGCGGACGAGGGACTCGATTACGGGCACCCCATCACTGCTGGCTTGATCGCGAAAATGGTCTCAACTAAAGCGCTGCCGCAAGCGACAGCGAACGTGCTTACTGGGCTTTCTGTGCATAACCAACCTGTCTTAGGACGATTGGTCACGGCAGACGAGTGCCGCGATACATGGCTCGAAGCCGCAAGAATCGAGTCGGTAGCCACGTTGGACAGCCGTTGGGTCGCCTGTCTGAACGACTGCGGAATCAATTCAGCTCTTGCGAGAGGTGACTCACAGGCGCTGATTACAGCACTTGAGGCTTCCGTAACTCGACTGAAGCAATAAAGGGTATTTTCAATGGCTGGAATTATCTCATATTGGCCGAGCGTTATTCCAAATGTCAACTCAGCTACCGCCTCGTCCGCGGTCAACGCCACCGGCGACAAGATCGCTTTTATTGGACAAGTTCAACATCCACTTGCATCGTCTGGAAAATCGATCGAACGTGTTGGATTTCGTTTTGCATCAGTTACTAAAACCGGCGGAAGTGCTCTTACTGTCTCGTTGCAGGATGTTGACCTGACGTCGACTACAGTCCCGATTCCGGACGGTGTTCAGGATCAGACTGTAGCAATAGCGAATTCCGCGTATGCTACGAATTCATTCACGATTACAAATGCGTTAAGTGCAAACCGTTCCATAGTGAACGGCGAGTGGCTTGCAGTGGTGGTAGAATACGACGGTGCCGGTAGGTTAGGTGCTGACAATTTTCAAGCATCGGCGATGGCAATGTCGGTTGGTGCAACTTCAGGAATCTCGAAACAAACTGCCGGAGTCTGGACGGGTGGTAGCATCAATTCGAGCGTGGCTTTGATCTGTACAGATGGCACTGTTGGAACGCTATCGCATGGTGGCTGGTTTTGGGGGACACAGACTACGCGGACATGGAGTGCTGCGACTAATCCAGATGAACGCGGGTGTCAATTCTCTGTTCCAGTTACAATGACCGTTGACGGTGTCAACATGCTTGCAGGTATCAACGCAACGAATCCCAGAAATGGGGACTTTAATATACTTATTTACGAAAACGGAACTCTTATCTCGACAACAACAATAGATGCATCGGCGACCAGAGTTAATAACATTTACCCTTGCTCTTTCGTGCTGAGTAACCGTGTAACCCTGACTGCTGGTAACACCTATATCTTGGCGGTAAAGCCACTTGTTTCAGGTGAAAACTTTTCCTCAATAGAAATGATTATACCGTCATCGGCGTGCGGTGAGTGTATGGGGTATTTCAATTTGTCTTCCGCTACTCGCAACGGCGGTGGCTCATGGACGTTTGCCTCAAACGTCTTGTATATCCCGTTTCAGTTTCGCGTCGTAGACGTTGATTCGGGCGGTGGTAACGTTATTGTGATGGAGGAATAAAATGCCAGGCGACATCCTAATTCCGCAAAACGTCACCAGTCGCATCCGGCATTTCATGCTGCGATCGTCTACGACTGGCCAAGGGCTTACGGGAAAGGTCCATTCTGACTTTACCGGA